TTGACCTATCACCATAGAATCAAGATGCTCTTTGTTTTTCTTTGTAAATTTACTCATCTTGCTTTAGTATTTTGGTCTCCTCGAGAAGGAGCCGGGTTATTCTTATCTCTTGACCTACGAGCAGATTGGTTTTTATCATCTTGCCTTTGTTTCTTCTTAGTTCCTTCTTGTGGGTCTATATTACCTCCCTTAGCAAATTGGTCCTCAAGTGAAACTCTTGGTTCTTTCTCATCAGGAGAATCATAACCCATTGCCCAAGCATATTGCTCTTGACTAATGATACCAGCCTTATACAATAAGTCAAGGTTCTGTATCTTATACTGAAGACCTTGTTGGATTTTAACTTCATCAGAAACTGTAGAAGTTCCCCAATCAATCTTCATCCCCTTATTATTAAAGCCTGCCAGACGCAGTTCTAGAGAATAAAGTCGGTCTAATACATAAGCTACAAGCATTTGGATATTTTTTAACTGGCTAATCATCTTAGACAGCATTATACCAGTTGCACCTTCACCAGTAGTAGATGATACCCCAATGATAGAGCCATTAACTCCCAACCCATTTGCTACAGATTGTTGGTTCATATTCCAAGGCTTCTCGATATTACCGAGCTCCTTAGTAGTAGAATTTAGTTTGAATTCATGGTCATCTATGTAACCAGCAACTACCCCATCCTTCATACCCTCTTTAACATTACGTTTAAGGATATTGAGTTCATGGTATAATCTGGATTCATAAGATTTGATACTCTCATTTGGCCTTTGTGGAGATTTCTGCATCTTAGCTTCTAAGAAACCAACCATACCACAAATCTCCATGATATGTTTGAAGTTAATCTTCATATCATTTTGTCCTTTGAGAGAATCCAATGCAGGCATAAATGGAGGAACTCCATAAGGTTCATCGGTATCATTGAACATACCAACATAGAAGTAGGTTTCTGGGTTAAGCTTAATGTAATCTTGTTGCTTAACAAAGAAATTTATATTCTTTTGGTAAGGAGCATACACCCCATTTAATTCACGTTTAAACTTGATATGCTCTGGCTTAAGGAATAATACAGTAGCCAAACCATCAAGCTTGTCATTTGGTACGCCTTCTACAGATATTGCCCCACTTACAAGAAGTTGAACAATCATTTTGTTAACTAAACCATCTATACCAGCAGTATATCTGGTCCATCCCTTGGTGGCTTTCTTAAGATGTTCTCTCATCTTTGAAGCCTCTTCATCGGTATTATTAGGGAAAGTTACTGTATGACTGGTGTTAGCTAACTTAAACATATCTTGCAATGCGATGCCCATATCAGGATTTACTTTATATAAATCCCGAATTAAAGGTATCACATCAACACGAAAAGAGGGTTCAACTAATTTAGTCAACCCTTGTAATGATGTAATTAAGTTATCGCTATCATCGTCAACTGAAACCCTACCAGGCGAAATCGATGTGGCAGGCTTCTCCTCTTTATTAGAGGATGTACCATTCTTGGGAGGGTCCTTCTTACGTCCCCAACCCCAACTAAAATTGAAGTACTTTTTCATCTTGGTTGTACGATTACGTTAGTTTTTCCTTTCCTTATGTGATTACATATGGCTTTTCCAAAGATATCATCATCGGCATATACGTCTCCTTCAAGGTCTACATCTACAGCTGAATTATTAGCTCTATGTTTACCCATTGCAACAGGTCTACCTAAACCATCATATATGAAGGTATAAGCTTCTTGTACAAAGAATGGGTCCTTAATGGTTACGTTATCTAATCGAATATCTTCTTCCAAGTTTTCTATTATCACTGAACGATTCTTTTGGGTGGTTAACCAACCAGGGGATTTATCCATTTCAGGTCTACTTTTACCTTTTTTCTTTAGCATCTTCTGGTAGTAGTAAAGGTTAGGGTAGCCTTCGTCTTGAAGCTTAGAAGTTACTGATAAACCAACGTCATTAGATTCTGGAGCTATTACTGCCCAGTTAAACAACTTCCCAGTATCACCAAGTAACTTAGCATAAGCCCCCACTGCCATCCTTCCCTTATATACTACCTGTTCTTCTCCAGGTTTATCCATACAAGTAAATGAAGAGTAGTCAGAAGCTCTACCAGTTGAAACGTCTGCACCAATGAAATATTCTTTGTCTGGTTCTGGTTCACAAAACTGTCGATATTGACCATTAAACCTTTTCTTAATAACCGGGTAATCACTAAGGCAGTCTTCGATAGCCTTAATATCAGCTAAGTCGAAGACTGTATTACCAGATGATAAGAAGTCACCATCAATTTCTTGTGCAGTTCGTTTTGCTCCCAGAGCAGAGGACATTTGGTTATACCAGTTAATATCTCGTTCTGGGTGCATTTGCCAGTATAATCGAATTGGGTTAAAAGGATTACCTCCTGCAATGGCATCTACCCAAGTTGAGTGATAGAAATTACCAACTCCATAAGGAGTGGAATTTACGATGGCAGCTCCACCAGTGGAAAGAGTAGGAAATGCAGCAGCCCAAATTTGAGCAGCCCATCTTACTACTGCTGCCTCGTCAATTACCAGAAGAGAAAGGGATTCCGAACGACCGGCTTCGGATGATGTCGGAATAGATTCGATAAATGACCCATTATCAAATTCTATCATGGAAGCAGAACCATATTCTCCAGCTCTACCGTTGATTATGGGAGTTTGAAGATACCATGGAAGATTTTTGTACATAAACTTAATCTTCTTAAGCACCTTCTTAGCGGTTGTGTCTTTGATAGAGATGATGTTTATCTTTTTGTTGGGATGGTACATCGCCAACCAAAGACAGTACATAGAAATAAGTTCTGTAATCCCTGCCTGACGAAACTTAAGGATGATATTGAATCGTTGGGCAATGAAGTTGTAGAGAACCGATTTTTGAAATGGGTATAAATCGAATCTTACCTTTCCTCTTACTGGATGTATCACATAGCAAAAAAGGCTAAAAAAGAAAACATCACTAGAAACTCGGGATAGGTTTGATAGTTCTTCCCGAGTTAATGTAGTTCTAGTTTCTGAGATAGTCTTTGCCATTACTTAAAAGTTATACGTTATTTGAAATTCGATGTCAGTACCTATACCAGATTTTATCTTCGGATAGTAAAAGGTATTGACTCCGAATTTGTAATTAAATCTCTTAGTCTTGATTGAAAGACCAGCTCCCATATCGAAGAGATTATTGAAAGGTCTATATTTGCCGTAAACATAAGGCTTAAGTGATAACCTTGCAACTTTCTTTCGAGTTAATTGACCTTCATACCAGTTGTAGTTGTACTTATCTAAATCGATTGGGAATAGTCTAGTTGAATAAGTGTTAGTCTCCTTATTGAACAGACTTAAGTTCAACTTATCTTTCTTCAAAACAATTTGAACCAGGGAATCTTGGTTACTGATAACTGGCTGCCTTAGCATGGAATCAGGAAAGAGAGTTGGCTGCTTATTATCATGAACTAAGATTTTACCTGGTTCAACTTTTTCTGAGTACTTCTTCTCTGGTTTGAAAGGTTTCTCTGTGTATACTGTATCTGGGATTTCATTGACCGCTAGTTCCAGGGAATCAACCTCTCGAGAAAGTTTGTAATTCCTGAAGCAAAGGTAAATAGTAAATCCTAGAAGTACAATAAACAAGGCCTTCTTTAAATTCTTCATGTTCAAAAATTTTAGGAAGTTCGCACGCTTAATGATACTATCTATTCGGTAATCGCTAAGCGATTACCTTTATCGAACGAAGTGAGATAATATCCAAATATACTACTTACGATATGATATATGAATAGCTATATATACGCAGATAAATATATAGATATATATACGTAGTATATTATATATCTATATATTTCAAGGCACCCCAGAAACTTATATATAAGACTTTATATATAAAGCTGAAACTCAAGGTTTCTTGGTATTTGCCTTTTTGAGGCATTCCTTAAACCAATAACCTATTTCACCTACTGCCCCTTTGGCAATTGTATATCTTGCCTTGTTAAGCCAATAATGGTAATCCTTAAAATCACCTTCGAAGGTATCACCATTCTTGTGAAGGTAAACTTTGAATTTATCTGGGAATCCCATAATTGCCTTGAAGTCTTCGATTCCCAAAGGATAACCATCGGGTCTAAATTGCCTATCTGCAGGTCTGAGAGTTAAGGGAGGTTTATCATACTCCAATCGATATACTCCTGGGAGAGTACTCATCTTTGCAGTTTTGATAGGCCACTTCTTTTCACCCTTGAAATCTCTAACCCAGAGCCTATGTATCTTTGCTACAGTAAGGTTTTTCTTCTCGGGAAGCTTTCGATAGTCATACATTGCCAAAGTTTTACTCATAAATGGAATCTGGTTAGTATTATTTTCCTGAGAGAATGTGAGTGGTTTTAGTAGATTTCTAGTAGTTGTTGGAGTTTTTACTTGGAATACTTCATCAAAAGCATTCAAGTATTTCTTACCAGTTTTTCTATGTACTCCAATGATAAGTAATCTCTTTCGTGATAACTGTGAGTTACCGTAGTCAGAAACGCTTCTTTCGTGAAAAATAAGTTTATAGTCTTCAAGAGTTTTTTGAAGATATTCTTTTGGGAGCAAAGATAGCAAACGAGGTAAGTTTTCAATAAGAAATATCTTAGGTTTATAATGTAAGATTGATTGAATTACTAGATTCAGGGATTTATTCTCTTGGGGATTGCCCAATTCTTTTACTTTTGAAAGCCTCATAATAGAAGATGCTCCACAGTCTGGACTTGAAAGTATGATGTCTGGCTTACAATCTGGGAAGGTTTCATCTTTATAATATGGTATACCACCAAAGTTCAATTTCCACTGCTCTAAGCCTTTAGTATAAAATACTCCTCGAGTTTCTATATTAGCTATCAAATTCTTTCTAAAAGGGAACAAAAGGATGCCTGCACCAGCAGACACCCCTAATACTTTTAATTTTTTCATTTCTTGTAGCTTCTCAATTTAATGTACTTAATCCAAGCAAATGGCTTACGGTCTTCCAAGTAACTCAGATTCTTATCATTATTGTGGGCTTCTTCTTCGAAACTTACATCATGATATCTTTCATTCTGTTTATTCCACTTGGCAAAGCACATGATAATTAGGTATTCGATAACATACCAAAGGTAGAAGAATCCAAAAGTCAGAGCCACTACCCACCAAAAGGATATACCGAATGATAACCAGAGTATGATACCAAGTACCAAACCCACTATACTACACTCAATCTGCTGTATCTGATGAATACACTCATGATTGATATCATCAGGTTTACACTCTTCTACTTTGTGTTTGAAGAATGAGTTATACACCAGAGTAATTGCTTTGTAACTGGGGAAAAGAAATACTTTTGCTACCCAGCTGTTAAAATGACATCTTTTCATAATTTATCTTTGAAGTTTTCGTAAGCATTTCTTAGTTTTTGGTCGTAGGCATTCTGGGCATACCCAGGACCATTGTATTTTCTGGCAAAGCCAGCCCAGTCCTTTTCTTTGAGATTACTCAAACAACCAGAGTTTTTCATGAAATAATACATGAGTTCTAGTTGATTTGCATGAGATTCCGACATCTTATGAACGAATTCGAAGACATCTTTACATTCACAGAGGTTGTGATTGAACCCACAAATCTGGAACATTCCCCAACTTGCAGACTTCAATGCACATTCTTCGTCAATTTCTTTGGCTAATTCGAGTCTCTTATACTCGTGTACACCTCCCAAATACTTCGATTTATCCCATTTAGGGAAGAAAATCGTAGAATATCTCTTACAAAGGTAAGCTAAATCTCTGTCAGGGAATTTCTTATGTACTTCTTTGTACATAATGTGACCCTCAAAGAGGATTTGAGGCCTACCATCAGCTAAAAACCCATCTCTACCTGCTGCTTCTACCAATTGAACAGCTTTCAATAGAGCAGGTTCTAGACCTAAGCGAATAGCAAGGTCTTTAATCATTTCATTTGTTAGTTTATCCATAACTTATCAGTTTTAATGGTTCAATTTTAGTAACAAAAGTATTGCTTATAACCCATTTTTAGGATGTTTCGAGGTTCTATTATCATATATAACTTATAAAATAATGCAATATGGGCAAGAAAAATGAATGCCAGATATGTGGCAAACCGATTAATTTAGAGGAATTCGATGAAACTAGAGAGATTCCCCAACTTATGGCAAGAAAACAAGTTTGTTTTAAATGTGCTTTTTGGTTTAATCGATTAGCTTATGATAAAGAACTTGAAAAAGAGAAGAAAATTGCCGTAATTACTCCCGATTATTCTCATTGGATAACGAGAGTACCGGGAAGTATTTTAATGGTACCTTCTGCTTTTGGTGGTATTTACCAAACTAAACTCCAACCAGTAAACACTCTTGGAGTTATTGATGAAGACCAAGAGAAACTTTTCATCATACGTTATAATAACATTGCTCATCAAGGCACTATACCAGAACATCTAAGAGATGCTTTTAAAGTAAATGGGGTATTTCTATCTCCACAGGAATACAAAATGCTAGAGGATTACCGGGGCAATGCCTATGAATTTATTAAAAATAAAATAGATAATGCAATAAACAAAAAATAATTTCGTATATTTGCATAAAGAAAATTTCTAAATAAAAATAGATATGAAAAAAGAAAAGAAAGAAGTAAAAAAGCTCAAAGAAGGTGATGAAGTTATCTTCGTATTATCAGGAAGACCAATCACAGAGAAAGTAACAGTAGAATCCATTGATAAGAAAGGTGGATTTGCAATGCTTAGTAACCGGGTAAAAGTTGCAAGAACTCTCGGTCCAGATAATACATATCCAAGATTGGATGGGCAAAAGGGGGAAGTTCTTCCTCTCACAGAAGAGAATGAAAGAGTATTCCTTGCATATAAGGCCTATTTCTCAATTAAGAGAAACATAGAATTACTTGATAAAGGGATGAGAAGTATGAAAGATTCGAAAGCTTTCGATATGATGATTGAATTTGATAAGAAGCTTACCAAGATTATTAACAAATACCTCAAAGAACAATGACTACAGTATTAGCTATAATTTACTTGGTATGTTTGCCATTCACGGTATTTTTTGTAAGGGCTTGCTTGGATTATTTACCCTATACTCACAAAATACACTCTCTCGTTTTATTCATCTCGGTATGGATAGTATTACCTCTATTTCCAATTTATCTATTAATCAGATACATAAAATACAAATTACTATGAGATACTTTTTTGACAGAGATGGTAATTATGCTGGATCATCAATGCAAGGGTGGGAGATTCTTCTCCTACTCTTGTTCCCAGTTGCTTTAATAATTTTCCTCGTATTCTTACCCTTCTATGTATTTCATAAATACAGTTCTAGAGAAGAGGATAAAAAATACGAGGAAGAACATCCAGAAATACTAAAAGTAGATTCTTATATTACCTGCTGGTATCCCTGGCATAGGTATTCTGTTGCATATACCCTTACTTTAATACTCTGGGTAATTGCTTTTATAATTGGGATATTATCTTAATCTCAATATAAGTCTTAGGTTGGAGCTCCCCAATAAAAGTTCAAATCTAATGGATATTTTTTAGTGGGGTTAAACCTACTGGAGAGTATAAGAGTACCACTGCTAACAGAGGGGGTTGAAACTTTTTTAAGAGTATAGGAACCTAAGCCAGTTGTTTTTATTGTAAAGTATTGGTTATCGGGTATATTATAATTAGGGGAAAAAGCATTACCATCCTTATCAAGGCAGGACCAAGACAACATTTCGAAATTTCCCGGGTACATATTAGATATGTAGACATTAATCATATGTCTATTTTGATTTACTATCCAATTCTTATATCTGGTACCATCAGCCATAGATCCACTTTCGCCACTAATATTGGTAGTAGCAGCAAAAAAAGCACTTGTGTCTACTCCATGGATGGTTATAGGATTAAAACGTATTTCCCAGTATTCTTTTTTTTCGGGAGTAGTAATCTTAAGATTAATTCTATTTCCAGATTCGTTTTGAGTAAGTACACAAGTTCCAGAAGTACTATCGGTTAATGCCGTAATCTGAATCTGATTGATACTCTTGTCTTCTTCTAAAAGATAGTCAGGGTTATTGCTGCTAGCAGTATATCCAACCCCAATAACTCCGGACGATTTGCCATTTACATATTTAGTTTTCTGGGATTGGATATCCCATCTCTCAGAGACACCACTATTGATGGTAACAGATACATCTTGGGTGGATCTCTCCACTGCTCTAAAGTTTATTATTTCCATATTCTTTTAAGTTTGGTTTATAGAAAGAACTTTGATATTGTAATCTACCAGGGGGATAAGGTGGATGAGAGCCAGGGATATTAGGTCTCTGGCTTCTTTGTGTGTTATGTGGGCATGTGGGATATCTGGGTATCCCTTAATACGAGGTGTCAAAATTTCCTGGTACTAAAATGTGTATTTGCCTTCAAGGTACCCCTTAATGTGAGGGCTTCGAAAGTTGTGGTACTAAAAGGGGAGTACGGTTACGTTAAATTTAACATTTAAAAATAAAAAGTAAGGGACAAACTTTTATGTGTCCCTTTGCTTTCTTAATTATCTACTAAATGATTATTTAAATTTTCTTTAAATTGTTCATTTAAACAATAACATAAGTATAGTAAAAAAGTTTTAAAAGAAAATTTTTTATAAATTGTATATTCAACTTCATTTAAATAGTTCATGCTTATTTGTTCAAGCAATAGAAATTGCTCTACATTAATTAATTGAAAAGTTTGCACGTCAATAATAGTAGATATTATTCTATGATTTGACTTTAAAAGAATATAAACTACATATAAAGCACTAACAAAAACAGCTAATAAGATAACAAACAAAATTAATAACATAATAATTTTATTTTTATGATAGGGAGTAAAATTTTACTCCCTATCTGATTTTCTTTACTTCATTGATTTTTTCACGATTTCGAGACCTTTTATTAATATCGCTTTCTTTTCTTCTTTTGTATTCTCTGATGCAATAGAATTAAATGAAAAATCATTTAAAACATAGACTTGTTTATAAAAGTCTATAAAGCCCTCGATTAGTTTTTTATCTGCATTGTTTGCAATCGTGGAAAGAAAATTGAAAGTTACATTTCTGAACTTTTTGCGTAACGATTTGATTTGCTTTTCGTTTGCACCCTCAAAAAGTTCTTTTTTGTAAATTTCTGTTTTTGTCCCTAAAGACGTTTTGAAAAGTCCAGCGTTTTTTTCTTTTACGCTTTTCAATACGTCTAAAGCAATTAAACTATTTGCTTTGCTGTTTGCTACTGCTTTTTCTACATTCACTTTGTTAATTTGATTTTTCATAATAAAAACGCTTGAATATTTTATTATTATTATTTTATAACCTTTTTGATAGATATTCAAGACTTATTAAACTATCTCATAAGGTTTGTTCATTTCTATATTGCAAATATAAGAACTATTTTTTAATCTACAAAATTTTTAGAAAATTATTTTCTTAAAAAGTTTTAATTAAAAATTCATTCAAATATCGCTTTGTTTTTCTCACATTGCAAAGATACGGACTTTATTTTAATCTACAAACATTTTCAAGAAAAATTTTTGAGAAAATGAATAATTTTATTTTCAAAATTATTTTTGTGAAAAATTCATAAATAGAAAATATTGTGCACTTAATATTTGCACTTAATTTTGGGGGTTCACAAGGGTAATCTTCGTACGCCTTGTAGTGGGCATATATGATATGTATATGGATAATCCTATATGGCCTATGCCTGTCCTCTTGAGAGTGTATTATATACCTGTATATTGAAGGCCATTAATGGACTATGGTGATAAAGAATTAAGGCCCTTGGGATATATCCCTCTATAAAACCCCTTGGTCCTATTTCAATAAGGCCATATATAGACTATGGTAAGCCTATGGGAAATGGGTTTCATAGATTAGCCTATAAGGGCTTACTAAGTTAGCGTAAGTAAAAACCCAGGTACCTTAGTTAGGCTCTGGGTTAGGTAAATTAGTCTAGGCAAATAGTACTGTCTGAGTCTAGGATTATTATATGTTCTGATTCATATAGGGGTTCTTGGTTTGTGGGTTTATTCGTTTGGCAATGGGATATAATACCGGTATAGATATCGTATAAGAAAATATGTAGGCCTTGGGTTAGGTCTAGTTTATTTATTTCTTCTTGTTCTCTTAGAGTCCAGGTGTCAATGGCATCATCCTTGAGAATCTTGGCTAGGTATTCGAAATTGGTTTCCATTGTGATATATGTATTATAGGTTAGTATTCGCAAAATTCTCGTTCAAGGAATATATTGAGATCCTTGAAAAGTTTGATACCTGGTATAGGACCGTCATTTCTGTCCCAAATCTCGAATTCGATAAATTGGGTCTCATAGCCTTCTATATCTGAAATAGAAAGGAGATAGTTCTGGCTTGGGTCAAATTCTTCAAGGAAAACTTCGATAGTAGCCTTAATCCTAATAGGGTGAGTATTAGTAAGGCCTTGTACGATTTGTGTTAATCGGTTTGATAATTCTTCTGTGTTCATAGGTAATGGGTTTTTAATTATTAATACTTTATTTATCTGATGCAAATATAGATATTATATTTTAATTATGCAATAAACCCTAATTGCCTTCGTAGGTTATTGAGGGCCTTGAGTTATATTTGCCTAAATCTCCGAGGCCATGAATGGAGATTGCCATTTACCTTCCCTACCTATACCTAATATTATATAATACCTAATGGCTCTAGGCAATCTAGGTACCCCTAAATCACAAAATTGTCCTAGAATACAAAAGTTAATGCTAATATAAATACTAAGCAAATAAATTACAGAGTTACTAGGAATATTACCTAAATATGCCCCTTGAAGGCCTTAAATCCTATAAACCATTTAGCCCTAAAACCTAATATCCTATTTACCTAATCCCCAACCTATATGTATTATATAATACCTAATATAATAACTTGGTGAAGGCAATCAAGGTAAATTGTGATGGCCATTAATCGACGATGTACTAAAGCTATACTACCTACATACATAGAAGCTACATAACATATCTGTATTATATAATCCCCTACCTTCGAATTACCTTGAATGCAATCTATAATATAATACATATAAAGGGTACTCATGGCAATCGGATTTAGAGGCCATTAATGGTCGGATTTATTTGCCTTTTTAGGCCTTTTGAGTTTGCCTTTAAAGTGTGTAGTAGAGCTATATGGTATAGTGGCTATATAGTGAGTTGAGTGGCTTTGTATAGTAGAGGGGTTATCACTTGCCTTGTTTGCCTAAATCCCCAAAACCCCCGGCGAGGTACCTTGATATGTATTATGGTATATTGATTATGTATGTATATAATAAGGGGTATATGTGTATTAGATATTTTATTATATGTACCTTAGTTAGGATGGTAGCTTAGTTAGGCTCTATATGATTTTCTTTTATATTTTTGTGTTGGGGGAGGAGGGTATGGGTTATAGGTATATGGTTAAGTACCTATAAAGGTGGGATAGTGATATTAGTGATAAGGTATATAGGATTAGGGTTAGGATTTGTGATAAGAGGTATCTTATTTTGTTTGTTGGGTGGAAGTGCTTGTAGGCTTGGTATATTTTCTCATTGCGTATGAGGATTAGGATGGTGCCTACGGATAGGATTATTCGGATTATGTGATAGATGATATTCATTTCTTTTTGTTTCTTAGTTTCTGTTGGGTACGGAGTAACTTATTATACTGGGCTTGGGGATCACTTAGGTATAGAGTGTAATCATTTTTGTTACTGCCCGGATTAGGGAAACGTTCTGTCCAAGTATCTTGGTGAGGTATGTATATTAGGTCTTTCTTTTTCATGGTAGTGATATTATATCGATTATGGTTATATCTGTTAGGGGTATCTGTAGTATATCTCTTATTTGTAATCTTATGTGTTCTGAGTGAAGGTGATTGTTGTTTATCCTTTGGTTGGGGTACCTTAGATATGGCCTTAGTTCCTCAGTTCTGTAGGGGATTACCATTTCTTCTGTGAACCCCTCTGTGTAGTCTTTAGTGTGTCCTGGTACCTCGAAAGATACCAGGAATTTTCCTTTTGTTAGCATGGCTTTAGTTCGTTGGTTAGTATTCTTATATCGGTAAATTGATTCATGTACTCCCTTTCTGAGGATATGTCAAGGCATTTACATGCTATGTAGTGGCCGTACATTGATATACCTGTTTGATAGCCTTGGTCTTCGTTTAGGAAGTTAGCTAATGGTATCTTGTCTACTGAGCATATCTTCTGATGACCTGGTAAGGTTTCTGAATCCGTATATCCTACAAAGTTATAAGTATCAGTGTTATCGGTCAGGATAGCAAATATCTCGATTAGCCAGTTAAAGTCCTCTAGAGGTACTCTGTCTAACCATTCCCATCCGATTGGGTATTGGTTTACTGTTATGATTGGTTCCATGATGTTAATTGAGTTGAGGGTTAAACATTTGTTTTGGTTGGCCTAATAGGCAGCAATGAGGATAACCTGCTTCATCGAGGATTCCCAGTATAAGATATCGATTGGTATCTCTGGGAATTTCGAAATAGAAAGCTGGTTTCATGTCGCCATCTATGAATGTAAAAACTATCTGAGTGTTTTCTAGTAACCCATTTAGTTGTACATGAGAAAGGTAGTTATAAATAGCTTCCCTTTGATTTCTTGGGTTTTTATCCCATGAGATGAGCATATCGTCATACCAATTTGGATTATCGCATAGCTTTTTAAGTTGTTGTTGAATATACGGTGTCATGATTTGAAGTAATAATATAAGTCCTCGATTAATTTATCTTGTTCTTCCCATATAGTATCTGATACTACGTATTCTGATATGAAATAGTTATAGAAAGGCCCAAATAGTATTTTTAATACTATGTCCTTGAGTTCGATATTGAGTTGTTCCTCTTCTTCGGTAGAACTGGGTTTGATTGCCTGAAGTTCTGCCTTATAGGATGCCGTTACGGCATCCTTTAGGGTTTGAATATATTCTGGGTTAGTTTCCTTAAGAATACTTAATTGTGATTTGAGTTCTTTACTTATCATGGGGCTTAGCGATTATGGATATGAATCCCTGTGGATATTGAGTATAGAATAATTGGTAGTTCCCTGTGGGCAAGAAGACCTGCATTATGTTTGCAAGTAATGGGTAGATTTTCCATTGGTTTTCCTCTAGAAAGTTATTCCAGTCATCGAATTCTTCTGGATAATTACCTGATAGTTGGATATGATACTGTTCTTGGTCAGCAATAAATAAATTGGTTACTACCTGTATTTCATCTGATTCCTTTTTATATTGGGTAATTGGGTACCAAAGTCCTTCGGTTTTCCATTTATTGAGTTGGAACAGAGACATGCCCTGTTCCAGTACGTTGAGTAATTTATATAAGTTTACCATAGTGATTATTTATTTAGTTGGTTAAGCAATTCTGATACCGCGAGTTGTTGAAAGATTTCTGTTTCTCGGTGATCTGATTCCCATTTTTCGATAGCATTATAAATGTTGGTATATTGGGATATCATGTCCTCATCTTGTTCATCGTCTTGGATAAATTCCCGGAGATGTTTTTTGAGTCCGGTTATGATATAATCCTGATGTTCTGGGGTTAATTGAAGGATTCCGAATAAGATAGCCTCTACCTGTGAGGGTGAATAATCATAATATTGGTCGTCGGCACCCTTTGTTAAGTCCATGTGAGAAATAATGTTTTCCCGGAGATTTTCGAAGAGAACTTCCTCTGAAGCATATGTGATGATATATCCTGAGATATAAGCAGCAAAAGGTTCATCCTCTAAGTCGATTGAGTAAACCTGGATATTGGTATCTTCCTTGTTAATGAGAAGACCATCGGAGTAATCATAAGTATAAATGGGATGAGAAGCAAGCAGTTCCCGGATGGCCTCTAAATTTTTTAATTCTTTCATAATATGTCTATATTAAAATTATTTGAGAAATATTTCTCACTGCAAATATACAAAATTATTTCTAAACTTGTTTCTATAATTACTTTTATTTTTATAAATAGGGAGGTTCTGGGAGGTGTTTTGAGTGCCTCCCAGAAGATTTTGTTAATATTGCCCTGTCATAGTAATGATAATGAAAAGGGATTCATCATTGAAATGTACCTGGATAGTATCTCCATAGGAGTTTGACATGTAATGAGAATTAGGGTTAAGTTCTTTTAATGGGTGATGTTCATCCCAATGAGAATTAATGAATTCTATCACGTATTGTTCAAAAGCATCGGATTCTCTGCAGTAGGTTTCTACCTTTTCGTCATCGTCTATGGGATACTCCCGGAATTGGAGATTGAGAGTTCCCATGTATGATTCATCCGGATTTGAGATTTCATTAACTGATTGAGCAGTGTAACCAAAAGCATCAAGAGTTCCATTGAAGTAACCCATAATGTGATTTGAGATTTCGTTAATAGTTGTCATAAGAAATAAGTTTTGTGACCCTGTTCGAGGTCGGTTAATAATTATATTTATTTTTCTCTTATGCAAATATAGAAATAATATTTTAAATATGCAATAATTAAGGGAGCCCAGATGTTAGTGTTTCTGAACTCCCTGAGGATATATTAACTGGTTAGGGATTAGTATAATTCATCGGCCAGCATTGGTTCCTTGGGCTTATTTAATTTCTCTTTAGAACGTCTTGTAGCCCAATTCTCGTAGGGTTTGTAACTGAAGGTACGTGTTGTTTCATCGTATGCAGCATATACCATTTGTTTACGGGATATTCTCCTTCCGTAAGTTTTCTTAAGATTAGCAAACCAATCTAGATACTCCTGTAAAGAGTTAAAGATTTCTTTGTTCCCGTCTAAATCATTTTTAGGACGGGTTTTCCATGTTGCTTCTATATAGCATTGATGTAGGGTGATTGAAATAAAGTATCGGCACCAACTACCACCAAAGATAGTGCCCGTGGAGAATTCTATCTCCCGAGCAACTAATGGACTAACGTTATACTTTGTCATGCGATTGAGAAATTAAGTTGGAAAATCCAGTTGTTTCTATCGAGTTGATTGAATGATATGAACCTCCCATCGTTATCGGTAAATTCATTCATGAATTGAACTGCAGCAGATGCTAATTGCCCCTTATAGGGATTAGTATCAGCAGTTATCACGGATTCGAAAATGAAAGAATAATAGGTGGTATCATAGATTTGTACCTGGTTTATATCCAAGCAATTGAGTTTGTAATCATCCTCTAGTTTGATTAAGAGTCCCATTAGAAGATTAAGAAGATTACCCTGTTCATCAGAGTCAAGTTCAAATGTAGATTTCTTTTCTAAGAAATTGCGAACTACCTTAGTTAGTTCGTCTGCTTGATTGTAAGTTACTGAGTTCGTTTTCATATTTTTGTCTATTTTTAAAATGATATGCAAATATAAGCATTTTTATTTTTATAGAAAAATATATCTATTTTATTTTTAAGGAGGCTGAGGATGTGTACACGCTATGAAAGGCAGTGGATTAGACTGCCTTTCAATTATTAAGGTAATTGGGGAGTTAGCAAATATAGAGCCTCTCTTATAATTGAACTCTCCATAGGTTCTAAAGAGGGTTCCTTGTACATTAGTCCACCTTTCTTCTTTTCGTTTTCAAATATTTCATGTATGGCTTGCTTTAGTTTAGTAGCTAATATCTCTGATAACTCCTGAGATTTAAGAGAGGTAAGTAACCCATTCCGTATTTCCCTAATATCCTGGTCATTTTCAGTGATGGGTTTTACTTCTACCAATTCTTGTATACCTGAGGAATACTTATTAAACTCTTCATACCCTAAATGTTGTAGGTCATTAATGAAGATACTAAATTCATCATAGGTAAGTCTAGTATCAAAACCTACTCCATGATATAGTTGTACTAAAGGTGTAAGGATTCTCCTCAATGTATTGAAATCCTTTAGGTGGTCTAATTTTATTCCTGATTCGAGAGGTATTTTATATACCTTTTCACCCTTCAGTACTACTAACAGAACCATTAGTCTTGGTGGTAATCTTTTCTCGTTCATAAGCAAGTTTTTGTATTATGAGTTGTACATAGGTATTTCTCTCTTTATAGATGAACATTACCGAGAGAAGTATCTCATGTTTCGGTAATATCATTTGTATGAAATTGCCTGGAGCAATTACAGTAGCTACTACTGGAGAATCCTCCTGAGAGAAATTCTCTAATATCATTTCTGCCCTCTTAATGGGTTCTGGTTTTGTTGGGTCCAAAGTTAGGACTGGAGCAGTTATACATTCCTTGATGCCCTGTGTTAAGGCATTATATAACCATTCATCTTTTATATCCTCTACTTGGAGGTTTTTCATTGTAATCATATCCTAAACCTATTTAGAGTCCATACACCCAGGATATTAGAGAATACCCATAGTTCCCAGTTTTTGTAAAAGTTATAGGGTTTACTGAATTGAGATGTTTGAAATATTATCTGATTTGATGTTCTAGATAACATTTCTGCATGACAAGTTAATACTCCAGAAGATAATTGAGCTTTAAAAGCTTTAATAATATCTTCATCACTTTTAGTCTCTAATGAGGTAAGCAATTTAATAAATTCTACCTCTACACCTTGAGACATGTTTACATTTCTGAAGGCAAACTTTTCTTTATTTTCCATATTCGTCATTTTTAGATAAGAACTCTTGAGCTAGTTCATCTTGAGTTCTTTCGATTATATTCTTTACGATTGTTTTATTTTCTACTCTAGCCCACATATATAGCATGCCCAATTGAGCATCCATATAGCAATCTATAAGAGATGGGTCCTTTCTAAATACATCCCATTGTTTTACGAAATTCATTCGAACCAAATCCCTATAACCCTGGTCTGATATATCTTCTTGGTCTATATAAGCAGATACCCTTTTTCTTACTTCTAAAAGAATTTTCTCTAAGCTTTCTGGTAATCTAAAATTTTCGGGTAAACTATGATATACCAAAGCATTCGGTATCAATTCCTCAAAAGTAAACTGATTATCGAATAGTTTCTTTGGGTATCTACCTGAAAATATCAAGGGTATCTTATACCTTAGCAACGATGGTACTACGTCGTATATAGCATAATGTTTCCGATATTCCTGATATACATCGAAATATAGATTCTCATCGAATATACCAGATTTCCTCATTATTGCCTGTAAAGTATTATAAGCAGCATTGATATGAGTATTACTCAATTTGAATACTAAGTTGCCATTTTTAATAGCAATGAGTTCACTACAGCATCTCTTTCGTCTAAATAAGTTCATGTGATTAAAATGTAAAGTCAATGTATATTTTCCTTGTTCCCTTGAGAAATTTTTCGTGATTTAAGTCATCATACTTATGGCAAGCATAAGTCTTAGATGATTTATCATAATGGTCTCTTACCCATACTGGAGCAGTATCAGTTGGTTTTAATTTAAAGTATGTACCCTGATTAACCTTGTTAACCCGAGTCTCTTTGTAAGATGTCTTTGGTAGTTCCATATTTTTGTCTATTTTTAAAATTGATATGCAAATATAATTCTTTCTTTTTAAATATGCAATATCCGGATATAACTATGGAAGCTTACTATTTCGGAGGAATTGAGATGCAAATGAGCCGTCCTCTTTCTCTTCTTCCTCAAAGTCTTCATATTGGTATAACTCTGGGTCTTCTTCGTCTGGGTCTATACGCATTTCGATTTCTCTACGTAGTTCATGATGTTCTTTAGAGAATGAAGACATAGCTCCCTTATAATCATCCGTAATTTGCATTAGCTCGGCTTTATTAAGGTTAAGACCCTCTTTACTTGTATCTACTCCTTCTTGTTTAGTAGCAACTACTTCAGGTAGAGACTTAATGTCATACCTATCCTCCAATAGTTTAGCCTCTTCTGGTTTATCTAATACCCTTTGTGATTCCAATACGATTTGACGTGCCTCTTCAACGGTGATTGCATTTTGCTGTGTTACGTTGTTCTGTTGATTAAATTGGGCAAAGATATTTGTAGTACTTCCTCCAGTAAGATTACGTACTATTGATTGCAGAGATGTAGAGGATTCAAGCTTTAATTTAAGGGCCTTTCCCAGCTCGGCAGATATAAACGGTACGTATTTCCCTCCCTGAGATTCTCTTAGGATATTAACCTGATGGGCTATTTCCATACGGTCTTCTAATGCCCATGCTAGTTGTTCTCCCATTAACGCTTGAAGTAAATCTTCTGCTTTTTCTTTATCCCATATTCTAGAGCTTAATAGCCTATCTCTCATAAATACTCGTATGTAGTTAATATCTATACCCATACGGTATGAGAATGTATTGATATCATAGGTGATACCACATAATACACCATTACCCATCAGCCATTGATTAATAATGTAGTTGTGTATCTTTATCAGAAGTTCATCATTTGGGTTCTTCTGATATTCTAATGCCATTGCAGTAGTCCCCATAGGTCTTGGGAATCTTACCATTTTATTTTCCTTTTCTGACATACAAATGAGATTTTCTGATATCGGAACTTTCATCATAACCCATATACTCTAAATCGAACCTTACATACAGATTCAAAGATAGGTTATAGAAATATCCCTTATATTTTTTCTTACTTACTGATAAATTAAAAGGTTCACCAGAGATTAGGTCCCTGGTGAATACTAAATTACCTTTCCCAGTGATGGGAATATTAAGGCAAAGTTTATAATCTCCTACCTTAAATTTATTCCCATGCAGGTCTGTGATTTCCCTTGCCATAGTTTGCCTTTTTATGGTTCGTAGGTTTTTTGTCTTGTTTACTACGGTTATTGGTTATCCCCTTTTGCTCTTCGATTAATTTCTGAACCTTTGGGAATAACCTTTGCCTTAGGGGAACTACCTGAGTAGCGAAAAAGGCATTCCATAATTTCTGAGTTAATGGTTCTCCTATTTTAAGTTCTGAGATTGCCCAGAATTTAGTTTCGAAATTCTTAACTATTTCCCTAAATCGGTAGTAGTATATATTGCCAGTCTTTTTATCTATCCCAATTGTAGTGGTTTGGCAATAATCTAGAAATTCTTTACCTAATTCGGATATAAACTCTTCCCTTTTAAAGTCATAATTCTCTTGGTCGAGCTTAAATAATTTTACGTAATCGATTGCTTCCATATAGATTTAGTTTGTGATTATTAAACGAGGTATACTTTCATCTGTAATTTGAAATAAGTACCCTCTTACATCATCCTCATAATAAGAGGACCAATAGGTTCTCCTAACTCGGAAATTATCAAGGATTGCCCCTTTGGGTACCCCAGTAATAAATAAGCAATGCTTAGGCATCATTGGAGTAATCTCAAATTTCCCATCCTTGAAATTACCATAGGTACCGTAGTCGGGCATATTACCCGTAAATCCAGTATTCTGTAATACGTCCTGAACCAGAGTAGTTTGGGGTATTTCCTTTTGGTTACATTCTATGGTTAACTTCGATTTGCCTATATATAGGTCTTTAACTATTTCTCTAAACATTTGTATACGATTATATGGGTAATACCATTTTTCTTGAAGTAAAGGTTATTCTGTGAACGTTCCTCTAACTTCTTTAATTCTCTTCGAGATTCAGTACAAATTCTATCAGATTTCCTTAATATATCTGATACATTATCCCAGATGGGTGCCATTGGTTCTACTGGCCCTGCATAGATAACCTTATGTTTAGTTTCTATTTGGGGATATTTAGATTTATACTGATATTTGCCTTTGCAGTAAAGTACGTTATACTTTTCTGGTTCGTTTCTTTTTTCGTTTTCCATTTTTGTTAGGATTAATGTAATCGGATATTTCATCAAGTTGCCCTAAAAGCAATGCCTGAATGAAAAGGTTTATAGGCCTGAAAAAGAAATTCCTTACGTTATCAGTATTTATATACCAATCGTAAACGATAAAGAACTTCTTAATCTTGGAGTGCTTAAGTGAATGTTGGATTAGATAGGACTTACAACATCGTTTATGTAATTCTACCAATTCTTTGTCCTGCTTAAGCATCTCTTTATCAGAGAAGATAGTGTAATCCATTTTGTATGAATTGAGATGCCCAGGTAATTATCCCGGGCACCTGGTTAATAAAGGTTTATGCAACTTGTTCTGGTTTGAGGACCTTCTTTTTAAAGTCCTCATAGGCTTTAGCAGCAGCCTTGAATTCCTTGGAGTTCTGATCCTTGATACGAGCCATTGCAAGTTCCAATCGATGGAGTTCGTTTCGAGTTTGTTGTCTCCATTTCTTCCGAGCAAGAGTATCAACTACATCGGCAGGATATACGTATTTAACTTCCCGATTAGAAATTACCTGTTCGATGATGGATGGTTTTTGTTGTTCCTTAACTTCCTTGACAACCTGTTCCTTTTTGGAAGTTTTGGTTTTAGGGGAGAGTTCTACCAATTTGGCATTGGCAAAATTAGTGGCAGCTTCTTGAGCATTTTCTACCAATTCCTTTTTAGTCTTTTTGGCCTTTTCTTTAGAAGCCTTAGAAGTTGTGGACTTTGCATTCTTAATGCTTTCAAGTTGTTCTGCAACCTTGTTGCTGATAAGGTTAGTAACCTTGTTTTCATTCTTTTTCATAATGTCTATATTAAAAATGTTAGTAAATTGATTTCTCTATGCAAATATAAGAATAATATTTTTAATACAAAAATAAATCAAATAAATTTTTATATTTGCTAAGGTTAATCGGCTAGGAAGTCAAAGACCTCTGGAGGATAGTTAATTTCATCCTCTGGGTCATTTATGTAATCTTCGTAATCCTCGTTATATTTATCGTAAATGTTATCTTGTGATGTATTGGGTACCCTTGTACATCTTTCAGGATATTTCTTTACGAAGTCATAGGCTTCTTGAGTAGTCATTACCTTGTCTGAGGTAAATTCGTAGGTTACATAAGAATAAGTTTCACCCAATCTAGAAACTTCATATTGCTGGTATCCAGATTTCTCAATCTTATAGATTTGATTTTCTGGAATAGTTTCTATTTCTACCCTATACTTATACCATTGTTTCTTTTGCTCCCTTTCTTTTGGTTTAATACCCATGCTATCTTGAAGAGAGATTAACTTGGTTATTGGACTTTCAAAACGAGAAGGAGCAGTGCTCACTTCTACTGGATGAGTTCTATTCTCACCAATAAAGTAAATCACTGCCCCCAAGGTTACCAGGCCCAATATGAATTTAGTTTCTGAGTTCATAACCTGTAGTTTCGAATTTATTTTTAATGTTCTTTGCAAGGTATTTACCTTTTGATTCTGCTTGATGTAAACCGTTGCAGATTTCGTAAGGTACACCATCATAGCGATAAACTCGATTACCTTTAAAAGCAACCCAAAGTTGTTTTTTCTTTGAGTCATAACCAAAGCCCTCAATGTTAGAGGATTCGCAAGGAATCATTTCGACTCCAATGTTCATTTCTACTGATTCTAAGTATTCGTTCTTTTCCATGTCTATATTAAAATTTTAAAAGTGTTAGTTCTGGGTGGAATTTGAGATTTGCCCTCTGGAAGATTGCCCAGGTACCAAGTACTCCCTGAGAATTAGTATGTACCCATTCATCTTCCATTCTGAATAATATGTGAGAGCATACCAGCATTTGGTATTCACTTAGCATATTTATCAGTTGAGGAGTATTCTCGATTTCCACGTATAATTCAATGTGCTCATCTAGTGCTCGAATTATTTCGTCATCCTCAATCTGAAGGAGTTTTTTGATTAAGTCTTGGGCAATATCATTTCCATTTTTAACGTCCTCTTTGATTGAGTTGAGTGATTCAATCTGAATACCAGCAATGAGCTTTACGATGTCTTTTGTTTCCTTGTCCATAATTAAATTTTCTTTATGCAAATATACTAAAATTATTTTATATAAAATACTCTTTTAATAAATACGGAGGTAAGTGTTAGCGGTTCTTGATTTCTTCCATCTTTTCCTTTATGGAGTCTGGAAATATAGCATCGTTTACCCATCTTAGGAAGAATTTAGAAGGCTTCTTTTCTGGACTTAGAAGCAATTGTCTCTGTTCAGTAGAGAACTTAATCCTTTCGGATTCTAACATATACTTGGGAAGTTTAGTGAATTCTGCCTGAGAGAAGGAGATTACGTTTTTACCAACTTGGGCCCTTAATGGTTTCTTCCTTTCTTTATAAAGATAGGGGATAATCTTTTTCGAAGGTCCCCCAAGGATGCTAAAACCAAAGATTACCATTGGGTCAAATTTATCTGCTTTTGGGTCCTTAGCCCGTTTGATACATCTTGCCATCCAAGAGAATGAATTTGGATATTGCTTGTTGTCTGTTGCTTCTCCCACATCCTTTTTATTGAACTCGAATCCAGGAAAGTGAAATAGAAAGTCCTCAGTAAGGATAAATACAAATCCCAATCCCCTAAGATATTTAATGATATCTTGTTGGCTTTTACCCTCTTCAATCATTTTCTCTACATCTGCAAGAATGTCCTCCCTTGGTGATTCCAATTCCTTAGTTGTAGACCCTGCAGGTCTTCCTCTGCCAACATTAGGTGCCTTAGCAGGCAATGTACCAGATAACCTATCTAAGTATTCTTTGAAGTTATCAATATCTTGTTTATTAGTAAGAGTTACTTCTACTCTTATGGGACCGTTATGCTGTACCTTTGGACCTGAATTCATCTCGGTATAGGCATCTACCAACCTATCGGATAATGGGGTACCATTCTCTGATAGTGTAGTGATTCTAAGTTTTGGTTTATATACTTCTTGTTCCATTTTCGACTTAATTAGAAAATAAAAGGCCTGAACAATTTTTATATTGCCAGGCCTTCTACCATTATTAACGAATACTCAAAAATATGATAAGTAAAAGTAAAAAGTGCTCTTATTAATCTTCTTCTTTAGCGGCCTTCTTTTTCTTCTTGTCTTTGGCCTTCTTATCTTTCTTATCGGAAGCCGGTTTCTCTTTTACCTTTTCTTCCTTCTTTTTCTTAGTTTCCTTTTCCTCCTTGGGAGCCTTACCTGAAGCAAGTTTTCTTTGCTCCATACGGTATTTTTTCTTCTCAGCCGAAGTCATTTCTCTGCCATCGATGAGAGGATAATCGTATTTGGTAGCTGTTCTACCACCATTTCCTTTCTTTTCCTTTTTCTCTTTGGCAGCCTTCTTCTCATCTTTTTCCTTCTTCTCTTTTTCCTGGAGTTTTACCAATTTCTTGTTGTTCTCTTGGTCAGCTTCAGGATAGGCAGCAGCAACTTTGTCTCTTTCCTTATTGAGCTTGTTTACAAGTTCGGTAACCTTTTTACCATGTTTCTTGTCTTTGGTCCAATCCTTAGTAGGGTCCAACTTGTTCTCTTTAAGGTAAGCATCCAAAGCTTTCTTAGCCTTTGTGAGTTCCGGAGTCTTGGATTCCGATTTACTCTTCTTTTCTGTTTTCTTAGCCATTTTCATTTATATTAGGTGAATAATTGAATTTCCTATTTACATAATACCATAGTTATACCTTCCTAATTTGGGTTGGGATTTCTTTAATTTCTAGGATTTCTAAACTGCATTGTTTTAAAACTGCCTCGAGTTGAAGTATATCTTCTACCTCTTTCTGAGATAAGTCCGTAAAAGTTTGTTCAAAAGTTTCTTTCTGTTCCCCCCTTATAAAATTAAATTGGGCAACAATATAAGTCCCATGAAGTTTTTTATTCAGGGCTCCTTTAAGAGATATGAGTTTTCTTTTCAGATAATTACTCTTCAACCTATGGGATTGGTATTCGCCTTTCTTACCCTTACTAAGAGCTACCTTTTTAAGGTACGAAACATAATCTAATTCTCTGAGAGTTTGATTAATGTTTCCCACTAATAATCTTAAGTCTTTTTCCATTTGGGTCTTTGCATTACTTGGTTAGATACTTCCTGAGTTTCTTCTGATAGCATTTCTCTTGCCTCATTTATTATATTGATGGCAAGTTCCCTTTCATCTGGTCCCAGGTTTAATTCTTTATCTTCTAGTGCATCAGTATAAGTATTTATTAGATTATCCAATGCAAGTATTCGAATGTTCTTTCGAATTGCTAATTTCTCTTCTTCCATGGGTATAAAAAATTAAAGCCCACTACCTTCACAGGCAATGAGCTTTTGGCTGAACAACGTCCTAAGTGTAGATGTTATTCATATGAACTTAAACTCTAAATTTATATAGCAGACATATGGGATAGTAGTTAGTAAGTTAGAGTTTAATCTTCTGATTCTTCCTCTTCTTCTTCCTTAGCCTTTTTGTTTTTCGGAGAACAAATAACGCCATGTCCTTTCTTAGACTTAACGGTAAGAGTTCCCGGAACGAATGAAACTGAAGTTGATACCGGTTTGCCATCCGTAACCAATACAGAAGTAACCACTACACCCTGATAGCCTTCCTTGTTCTTAACGGCATAACCAAAGTTCATTACCTTGGATTTGTCGTTAATGGCAATAACGTCGATTTGCTTGCTGTTAGGGCGTTGTTCAGCCGGCCGATTCTTGAGTGCCTCTTGACGAGCTTTACGTTTAGCTTCTTTTTCGGGGTCTTTTTCCTTATCTCCTTTCTTCTTGGAGTCTGATTTCTTTGTTGCCATAATTTTTAATGTTTTATAAGTTAATGGTTATTATAAGTAAACTTCTACGTTTATTAATAGTTGATAGTAAAGGTAGGGAAATTTCCCTACCTTCTTTTAAATCTTGAATACAGTTACCAGATTACTTTTTCCCTTTCTTGCCCTTACCTTTGGCTTCTTTCTTTGCCGGCAATTTGAGACCGAGTTCTTTGGCAATTGCTTTACGGAGTTTTTCGACGTCGTCTTCATCGTAATCGTCTGGGTCAGTTTCAAGATCTTTGTCGTCGCAGACATCCTCAAGTTCTTCGAAGTCCATTTCGGCAAGTTCTTCACCGGTCAGTTCTTCCTCTTCTTCTTCCTCTTCGGAATCATCATCATCATCATCATCATCATCATCTTCCTCATCGTCATCATCCGATTCCTCTTCTTCTTCCTCTTCGGAATCATCATCATCGTCGTCTGATTCTTCCTCTTCTTCTTCTTCCTCGTCATCGGATTCAGAACCAAAAAGGTCTTCGGCTTCTTCGGCAGAAAGCATGATAGGAGCAGGGATAATCTTTACTGAGCCGTCTTCGTACTTAATGATGATTGCACCATTGATTTCTGTTCTGGAAACTTCTTTCAGTTCCACTTCTTTTTTCTTCTTAGCCATTTTCGTAATGTTTAAGTTGGTTAATAATTTATTTATATCACTCTGTTATAAGTTTCTTTACCAGTATGGATTTCTGAGTATACCCAGATTTTAATAATTCCTCCTGAGCAATATTGAATTGTTTTATCTCATCTAGAGTTGTCTTTAATTCTAATTGAGATTCAATTGTTATTGCCTGAGAGGCAAGTTCCTTGTCACCTTGATAAGTGACTATCTTAAACTTCTTACCTGCAAATGGGTTTGCTGGTTGATGTGCTGTGATTTTAAAACCTTCGTTATTATTCATTGCTATATTTAATTTTAGTTATCCCAGGAATACCCACCTTCCCAAATACTTCGGTATAGGATTTGTATTTCCCTTTTATCATTGTTTTATAGTTATCGGATAATCGAATTGGGTAGACCCATATTTTATTTTCTATCATCCTATTTGTCATTATATAAGCATAAGACCTTCTAAGTTTAATACTCTCTAATGGAACAAACCCTTGAAATAATAAAGACTTCTTAATAAACCTTTCTTTAGGCAAATACCCTAAAAATTTAAGTGATGCCTCATCGAATATTTCAAGCATATCCCTTTGTGCTTTGATAAATAGTACCTTTTGTATTGGGATGTTCATCTTCTTTCTTAAATATAAAGCCAATGAACTTACCAATGGAGGATACTGCAGGAATAACAGATTGAATTTATTTTTCTCCTCTTGACTCAGCCTGTTGTAAATCCTGTAGGATAGCAAGATTGATTTGTAATCTCTTTTGCCTTGTATACTTGGGAGATATGCCTTGCCGTTGTCCATAGAGTTTGATTGAGTACCTTTCATTGAATTCCTTTTTTCCTTTAGACTTAAAGACTCGGTGCATTTGTACCATAAATCTTCTTCGTCGGTGTTTATCTATGTGATATTCATCGGGCATTATGAACTTCCTTGCTTTTACGAATTTACCCTTAAACCAGAATTTAGTACTACCCTTTTTAAGAAGTTTACCATTCATATCGGATAATTCTCTAATGCCTTGTTTTATAAGTTTCCTCCCAGATATTATATGGATATATTGAAGAACATCTACACCATAAAGATAAACTAAGGTAACCTTTACTTGGTGTCTAGTAAAGTATGGTATACCGGTTAGATGTTTCCTATATAATTTCTTTTCAGTAACAATCTTATTGGTGGTATCTGGTCTCCAAGTCCATATATAATACCTATCTGGTCGTATGGGTCCGTTGTTACTTTCCTTTAGTTTTACCATTTATATTCCTCTTTGCCATTCTATACCAAAGATTGATAGATTTCTCATTTGCTTCGGGGAATTTCTTTTTCATTCTCCGAATAACTCTATCAAGTTCAAAACCTTTTGCAGTTAATTCGAATACATAAGATTTCTTTGTACCCTTGATAAGATTAAATTCATCCCTCTCTCTTGGTGGTTTCTTTTCTCGAGGTTTCTTTATCCCAGGAACTCGTTTGGTTCTTCTTTGCCCATTTTCCCCTTCTTCTCCGAGAAACCCAAGCCTTAATCGAGAATTTCTTAATGGGTCATCTTTCGAATACCCAATATTTTCTAATTGCTTATCCATCCAATCGTCATATTTATCAATTAACGATTTATCGGGCTTTTCTTCTGATACATTGATATAATGTAATAAGTCAAATACCCCAGCAGAACAAGCATCAGGGAAAGGCATCCCTAATATGATAGCCTTTCTCTTTAAATCCTTATAAGTCATGTTTCTCCCAGAAGCACCAAGGAAATTTGATTTCTCCTTGGATGGGGCTTTCATGTCTTTTCTACTCTTTTTTGCCATATCATCAATATTTTTAAATATTCATTTATTTTCTTTGCAAATATAAGAATAAATAATTTAATCTTATCTTATTTCTCTATTTATTTTTATAAAAATCCGAGGTTTTTGCTCGGTTCGCAGCAGTGGATTTAGGTTTTTTATGCTTTCTCTTGATATGTGTGTTATAAGCCATATCCAATTTCTTAATATTGAATTCTATGTTGTTCACTTGATTATAGTTTACTGCTTTTTCCACACAGCAACGGTACTCTGGCCAGAATTTTTGTCCAAGCTTAACAGATTCGGTTTTAATCATGAACTTAGATACCATAAAACCAAAGGTATCAGCATCATCTTTAGTTTTAAATACATACATGTAGAATCTACTAAATTCATCTACTACTTCATCCAAAGGTCTTACTGGTAACAATAGATAACCATCGGTATATAGGTCCTCAGATATTAAAGCTACCCAATACTTTTTCTTTCCTGGTTTTACTTTATACCTAAACCTTTCCTTGAGTTTAGTGTGCATCCAATCCGGTACTCCATTAAGAAGATACTTGATATATATCTTATCCTTCTTATTCGACCGCCTTTTAAATGCAGATGGCTGTTGTAGCATCCTTGGAAGTATTCTAAAGTTATTCCACCTATCAAATTCAAGAATTAATCTTAGAGTGTCCATATCCCATTCATCCTCAGACTCCTTTAACCTCTTCATGTTTCTCTCTATATTTTTAGAGTTTACCTTTGGGAGTAATTGAGCTGAGTCTCCTGTGAATAAGCTTGCTTCTTTTCTTTTTAATCGTTTCTCTAAACATCCCTCCATATAATCTTGGAAATTCCTCTCACAGGGGCAATCTGGTCGAAAAATAGAAGTGTGTTTCTCAAAAAAATCCGAGAATAGCCTAAAGAATTTCTCTGACCGTTCCCGGATTTCAAGATACTTGTAATGAGATAACTTTAAAATTTCACCAGCTTCCCATGAAGATTTACTTTCTGATAGTTGAAGGAATAATGATTGTTGTTCTTTATCGATTAAACAACTCCAGGCTTTTTGTTGAGCTTCGTTCATAACATTAAATTCTCCTATATCTCATTATACTATCAATTGCTTCATTGGTTATCTGATTAGGGTCATATTCCCCAGAATTAGCATAAAGCTTATCTGGATCATGATTTAAATATACACTATAGATAACGTTGTCAAAAGGTAACCATACTTCCATTCTTCCCATTTCAGGGTATATAAGAACTTTTACTCTTTTACAAAGATGGTCAACCTCTAATACTGTAGCATCTACTCCCTCATAAGGATAACCCCGTAATACTAAGTAATCTCCAGGCTTTACATTGACTAAATCATCTACTGAAAACTTCTTATTCTCTCTAGCAATACGTTTAAATCGCCTTACTTCTTTTCTACTACAAGTAGCCACTAAAGAAAAATCATCAAATTCTTCTGCATTGTCAATCCTTACCTTTTTCTTTCTTGGGTGCATTGTCTCGGTATTACGTAACCAAGTTCTGATACCCGATATATTCCTACGTAACTTATTAAGAAATGGCCTTGAGAATGCTAATTTAGTAGGCATTCTCATAAAACCATAATTGAATAATACTGGTACTTCTTCGAATACCATCTTACCTTTTGTGGTTTTTCTTAATACGTTTACCATAGGAATAATTGCCTTGATTTGGTCATACCCCTTTTCTTTGAGTTCTTTATTGATTTTATCACAGTACTTCCTTTCAAGGTAAAATATACAATATGAGTATGGGGTATGCTTCTTCATGGATTACTGGTTTTTAAGAATTAACTTAGCTTGCTTATGTACTAACTTATAGTTTACATTCTTCAGTATATCACTAGCCATGAATACATAAAGAATCTCACCTATCTTTGGTACATCGATTACCATAATATTGGCTTTATCGAATAGTGGTTTATAGAATACGGAAGATAAATCCTTTCCAACTACAAAGAAAAATTCTTCTGAGGGCATTGAATTATATCTCATACAGAGTATGGGAACTTTATTTGCTCTTTTTGCATCCTTAGAAGCTTGTTCCCAGAATTTCAGTATATCGCATCCCTTATTACCTAAGAGTAGATGTTCAAACTTAATCTCTTTATAATTCTTGCATTCGATGGATATCTTACATCTATGAGCATGCCTTTCATCAGTACAGGTTAAATCGGAAGTGGAGTCCTTGTTTGAATGCCAAGCTCCACTCCCCGCTCTATTCCTTTCAAATTTGTATCCGGTCCATTTTGTAAACCAAGCACCTATCTTTCTTTCGAATCGATTTCCTTTATTCTTAGAGTTCATAATATAATGGTGTATTGTATTTTTATATACCATTATAGTAATTGGTACCTACTCAGGCCTTGGGTCTTTTCCACTTGCAAAATTTTAGTATTACCTAGAGGAAGAGAATCTAAGTGGGTTATCAAGAATAAAGTTTTCTCTTTGAATATGTAACGTATTAAGGAAGTAACTATTTCTATGTTATCTGAACTTAGTGATTCAAATACCTCATCAAGGAATGCTAAGTTAATACCCTTAGAGGCAGTTAAAGCCTCATTCATTGCAAAAGCCATTGCTACACAGACCAATTGTTTCTCGCCACCCGATAGTTCATCGTAATCTATAATCATCCCATCTCTTTCAATAAGAGTAACAAATTCTTTTCTAGCAGTACCCAAATCAATATTAAATTCGATCCTAAATCCTAATACCTCTGAATACTTATCGAGGCATTTATTTAAGAACTCAAGTGATGAATCAAATAGGTAAGCCTTAATCCCATTATTACCCAATGGGTCATTAATTAACCAGTTATAATTCTCTAACTCTAACTCTTTATTGTGAAAGTCTTCATCAACCTTCCGTAAATTCTTCCTAATCTCCTTAAGTTTTTGTTTATACTTTGGAGACATGACCTTAAGCTTTTCTTGCTTGAGCTTAGCCAGGTCTTCGTCAATAGAAGCAATATCAGAAGCAATATCATCACAGTCTGATTTTAATTTCTTATACCTATCATTTACACTACTAAGTTCTTCCAACCTCTCTAAAGCCTCTTGATACTCTTTATCATATTTGTCAAGGTCAGAAAACGCTTTATATATTGATTTAGCATCACGTAACGCACGTTTGTAGTGACCGGCTTCTAACTGTATTACCAATTCTTTGATTACTTTCTTAAGGGGTACATTCGATAAATTCTTTGCATCTTTTATCTTACTCCTCAAATCAAGGATTAGTTCATTTTGTTTTTTAATCTTTATCTGAAGCGAAGCATCTACTTCATCCTTGATTTGTTTTTGTTTTTCAATTAGTAGCTTAGTTAGCTTTTCCCTATCTTGCTTTAACTCTCTTCTTTCTTCTTTAATTTTTTGCTTGAAGGATTTTTCTCTATCTCTCATATCGAAGTAAGCTTCCTTGTTAGCCTCTAATTCTTTCTTAAGCATTTGAGACTCATGCTCTACCTCATTTATTTGAGATATCAAGTTATTTTTATCTTGTAATGCAATGCCTTTAGCAAGGTTTAAGAACTCTAAGTCAAATACTTCTTCGAATATCTTTTTCTTATCAGAATTAGATTCTTGTATGAGTCTTTTTATACCCTGACCAAACATGATTGAGTTCATAAACAGAGTATATGATAAACCTATCTCTCGGTTTATAAAATCTTGTATCTTCCCCTTCCCTTTGATATCAACTATATCCCCATCTTTCATGAAGATAAGTCTGTCTTTACCTTTAGCACCATCCTCAAGTACTTCATCATACTTTTGACATCTAACTATCTTATATGTATGAGAATCTTTCTGAAAATATACTTGTACCTTAGTACCCTTGTAATCTTTAGGCCTTACTTGCTTCCAAGTATTTACCTCAGAAACACCCTTTAGGTTTTTCCCATATATTGCCCATACCAAGGCAGAGAGAATAGTTGAATTATGGGTAACTATAAAATCTCTGGTAATATATAGGCCTTCTGAAGAATCTACTTTAATGCACCTACATACCTTTTTCCCTATATATTCAATATTTCTTAGGGTATTTACCATTCTATTTCTCCTGGTAAACTCACCATATGATTCAGTTTTATATTTCCTTAGAAAAGGGTTAAAGGATAGTCGTATTGAACACATATATGAAGTAGTATACCTACCATACTTAAACCGGGTACTTTCATTTTTAGTAGATAGGCCTCCAAGGGATCTTACCAAATAGCTAATACCATCTCTTAAGTGCTCACTCTTAGATGAATACGTAGAAACCTTTGAGATTTTCTTTTTGGAACCAACACATCCATCAGTATCTAATAAACCAGCTAATAATAATCTACGATTCTCGATTGATGATTTCAAATATAACTCTGGTATAAACTTATCTTTAGACTTACAACCAATTAATCCTAAATCCTTAAGTTCTTTACCTAAACCATGAATCCTAAAGTGTTTAGCCCCTCTTACCTCTGTACCTTCATGAACCAGGTTTGGGTCTGGCAAATATGACCTTAATCTATCAACTATCTCTGGCCAATCCTCTCTATTGGTAGATACTCTAACTGTAGGCCTATTACCGGAAATACAACCATCGCCTAATATAAACCCTAATACGTAGGGGTGTATTGGTAATTTAGTATAATTACCATCAATTGGTACGGTTAATGGAGTTGAGTATCTATACTTGAAAGTACCAGGAGCAGTTTTATTCTCAACCTTATAATCCTTTAGTAAAGTCTCGGTATCTAAGGTTCTTAGTCTGTCTTTAGCTTTACCCGATTTGAATACTGACCATAAATGGTCTCCAGCACATTCAGTACATGAGCCATCAGAAAAGGTTATTTTGTAAGTATCTAATAGACCTCTATCATAAATACCCAATAGCTTGATGGGTTTACCTGTAACTGGGTTAATTACTTTATCATTAAGAGTTAATTCCCCCATCTTTTTCCAACCATTAGCGGTTAAAACGGGTTCTTCTAAAGGTTGTGCTTTACCTTTCCCATTTGGGGCCTTGATAAGTATGGTACAAGTTGGGTTTAATTGTAGGTGTAAGGATTCTATTGAACAAAATCCTTCTGCCTCTAAGTTTAAGAACGTTAACATGACTCAGCCTTTTTAAGTGTTTCAATTAATAGATTAGTTTTAACCTCATCTTTAATACCTTTCTCTCTTAGGTATCTCTTTGCTAGAGACTTCTTAGAAAGTTGCTTAGTAATCTTATGTTTGTTATTAACTGGAGTACTAGCTTTTTGAGGGATTACCGTATAATAATTGCCATCATCATTAATATCCTCTTCCCTTTCTACATCGATGAACTTTGGGAAATTTTTCAAAGGTACAAACTTCAGAGACAAATCTTCATAGATTTCCCAATACCCCAATTCACATCCCCTATCGGTTCTCCTCTGATGGTTAGGGGCTCCAATCATATAAACCTTCTTTGATAGTCTTTGTGGTTTGTGTATATGCCCACATAATACTAAATCGAACTTATTGAGAACATTTACATTTAAGTTTTCTACGGAATCTATCTCTCTACCATCGGTATCCTTTGCACCGGGATAATCAGTGTGTAGTAAAAGAATATTCTTTTTACTTTTATCTAATTCTAACTTCTTTAAGTATTCACTTAGACCCACATTATTATCAATATAAGGAACCCCATATACCATAATATCTTTATGTGTAGAAGATAGTTGGGTTTTTTCATAATCTAATATCATAATACCATACTTCTCTACTTGATAAAGCCAGCTAAAGGGTTTAGTACCAACCTTACTTATTTTCTTAATATCATGATTTCCAGATATGGCATATATCCAAAATCCTTCGATTAGTTCATTATAACATATCTCTGCTAATTCTTGATCCATTGTTTCGGCCTTATGAAATAAGTCTCCACAAAATAATGCAGGACAGTTAAACCTTCTACATAATTTCCGTATAATCGACAAAACCCTGAAACTATTCAGGGTCCTGTGATTGTTCTCATTAAACTTAGCCCATAGATTTATATGTAAATCTGAAAAGGCTATTGCTATTACTTCTTTCCCCATATCCTATCTAAATGGTAATTGATTTGTTCCGTTCTCATACCTAAATCGAGCTCAGATATACAAATAGTGGGTATTTCCCAATTTGCAAGCAATTCCCCCATAAGAGATGATATCTGAACTTGGAAGAATCTGTTAAGTATTCTCTTACCATTATCTTCCATTGACCAATGCTTATAAGTATCTAGATTTAATGGTAAGAAGATTGCTACATCACATTGATCTTCCATTAAAGTCTTACATTGACAGAAAAAATGTTCCATTTCACATTCTGGTAAAGTTCTTGATTGCTTATACCAAAAATAAGCAGCCAAATCTGCATAACTCCTATCAGTTACGAAGTATTCTCTATCCTTGAATAACCTATTCCTTTTGTTCAGAAGTTGAAAATCTGCTTTATACATTGCCTCCGAACCGAGGGATAATATTTCATTATGTGATACCCCTTCAGTAGCAGGTAATAAATCTGACATACTACCAGAAATAAAAGGTAGATCTTCTCTCTTAGCTATATACTTAGCTAAAGTAGTTTTCCCTATACCAGAGGGACCCACAAACATAATTCTCTTACTCATGATGTAATGCTTTAAATGGTTTTATAAATTCATTTGTCAAAAATGATGCTAAAGAGTATTCGATACAAAGCTCTTTGAATTTCTCATACTTAAACTTCTTCTTTGACTTAATTGGTAACTTATCCAATGGATTATGTCTTACAAACCAAAAAAGGTCGATTAACTGTTCATTCCTTTTCCATATTTGAAGATATTCTTTGTTCTTACTCTGGGCAATAAACTTCTCAATTCTACCCTCATCAAGGATTTTCCTTGCTTTTACTGGGCCTATACCCGGGAACCCTGGTATATCATCGGAAGTATCTCCAACCATTGCAAGGTACTCTACCGTTTCATGAGAATGATAACCGAATAATTCTTTGCAGTTATCCATTCTTATCATCTCATCTTTTCTGGGATTATATATCCTCAGGTTATTTGATAGCAACTGGTTAAAGTCTTTATCCGATGATATAAGTATCATTTTCTCGGATTGGAATTTTTTAATTGCAAGGTATGCTAAGAAGTCATCTCCTTCATATACTGTAGATTTCTTTTTATCGAAGATATAATTAATTCTTAGCATACCCAGCATTTTCATTATAATTGCCTTTTGCTTTTGCAATGATTCGTAATCTACAGATATATTTTTTCTATGTCCCTTGTAATTGGGCAATAACTTCGTCCTTACTGGTGAATGACCATTATCGAATGAAATATAAACCTCATCCGGTTCGAACCTTGTAAGATACATATGTAGAGATTTGAAAAATCCGAATATTGCCCCACTCGGTTTGCCATCGGTAGATTTAAGTTTTTCAAATTTGTGAAAAGATTGATGCAAAATATTCTCTCCGTCAACTAATAATATTAATTTTTTATTTTTCATATTTATTTTTATATTTAATATAATAATCTGATATTAGTTGATGTCCCAGCCCGGTTATCTCTGATACCTCTTTTCTAGTAAACCCCATACCTATCAACTTAGGTATATATGACCTTTGAATCTCTGTACCTTTGATACATTTACCTTTTAATTTGTTTACCATCCTCCCATCCCTAGAAGCTTGAGACATATTGTCTTTTTGTGTACCCCAATAAAGGTTCTTAACTGAATTATTAGTAGGTACATTATCTTTATGGCAAACATAGGGTAAATTTTCGGGATTAGGTATATAAACTAAAGCCACTAATCTGTGTAATAACCATTTTGTAGTACCTATACCTGGTTGAGATAATCCTACTATATACCTCCCATTCTTATTTAGATGAGGTTGTTTTAAGTGATATCTTTTGTTTAATATACCCTTACCATTAACATCCCACCTTGAATATATTTTACCTCTCTTAGAGATGTGGTATCCTGGATATCCTGGGATATTATCATGAAGTATTTTATTCTGATACTTACCTTCTCCATGAGTATAGATTGGAGAAGTCCAAGACAGACTACCTATCTTATTCTTGGACCTTGTAAATTGTGTTTTCTTGCTCATCGTCCAAAATCTAATTCATAAAGTGAAACTTCTTGAATCTTTTCCTCTCCAAGATATACATCTAAATAATTCTCGGGTGGGCTATAAGCATCTAGATACCTAACCCTAGATTCCATTCTCAAATTTTTCTTAAGGTACTCTTTAATTACTTTCTCTATACCTTCTACCTCTTTCTTATTCATCGTCTTCCTCCTCCTCTTCTGAATCTGAATAGTTTTCATATTCTACACCATCGACTGGGAATATATTTGTTTCTATCTTCTCCAGTTGCTTTTTAGTAGTACCTATGGTATTTACTCCGGCTTTCCGTAAAAGTTTTCTACGAAGTTCATCGTCTTCTTCCAAAAGCTTTTGGAATTTCTCTTCCCCTCTTGCAAGAGTTTTCCCTTTCAATTTATACCCACCAGTAGTTTTTTCGATTACATCGGTATCTACTAATACATCCTCTAAAGCATAGCATCTGTCAAACCCGACTTCGTGGAATTTAGGATTGAAATATACAGGGCATTTGCTGATTGTAGGTCGAGGAGGAGCAACTTTATTTTTAATAAGTCTGATAGTGACAAGTTTCCCAGCTTTCCTTTCTTTCCCATTTTGTTTAATGGTAACAGACCTTCCTGAATAGAAAGCAGCTCTGATTGAAGCGTAGAACTTAAGTGCTGCACCTCCTGTAGTTGTTGTGTTATCTTTTCCAAATCCGACATTTAAAGCAGTTCTTAATTGGTTAATATAAATCTGAGATACTCCCAGCTTGTAGAATAACTCACTTCTGATACGGAAGTATTTGTAAAGAGCCTTTGCTCTACCTCCCATTTCTGCTTTACCATCAACCATCTTAGCATCTATATTATCTGTACAGTCTGTAGCTGCAATAGAATCAATTACTAAGAGTATCGGTTCATTGTGAGTTAATTGAGAACGTAAATATATTGCTAAGTCTGCCACTACGTCTGCAATATATTCAATACGTGTATCATTAACAATGGTTACTCTTGCGGGGTCTACCCCATTTATTTCAGCCCAAGAATTCATCCAGGATTGTTCAGCATCTACCCATATCACATGACCTCCAAGTTGTTGAGTAGCATAAGCAAAGTTATAAGCCACCAAAGATTTACCAGAGGATTCTTCTCCAGCAATCTCTACGATTTTACCATAAGGAATACCCTTACCAAATAAGTAGTTCAGAGCAAAGAAAGTAGATGGTATATATAAATCAGTATCAGTAACTTCTGAAGCTAATTTAATCATACTTCCATATTTCTTTGCCATCTCATTTGCTGTTGGTACTTTTAAACCAACCTTAGATTTCTTTGCCATAATGTAATGTCTTTAAACTAAAGAAGGTGATAACAGAACGAATCTAATTACCACCTTCGAATGAAACCATATTACTAACCCTTAAATATCCGATTTGTATTTTCTTTTCTTTTTCTTGGGTTCATCATCTTCCATGTAATGGTCTTTGTGAACTCCCTTTTTCTTTTTCTTCTTGGATTTATCATCATCATCGTCATCCCCATGGTCTTCGTTTAGATACTGTGAAAGTAAATCTTCCAACTCATCATAGGATTTGATTTGAGAACGAACTATCCCCTCAAGGTCAATTGTACCTTGATATTTCTTGTCCAACTTAGTTGGTTTGCAAGCACGAGCAGAATAAGTGGTGTCTAGTTTACCAGACCCTGAACGAATTACCTTGATATCATATCCAGTTTTTGGATCTGTCATATCACCTGCCTCATCTTCATCAAGGTAAAGGTCAATGATATCCTGGTATACTGAGCGAGTAACTAAAACTCCCTTATCTTTGCCTTCGTAATCTACCTTACTACCCTTTTCATCTGAGTAAATGATACCACCGATGACATATCTTCTTCTTGGCACCAAATTCTTGGCAAGTTCCTTGTCATCTTCATCCTTAGAGTTTTTCAATTCTTGATATTTCTCCATGAATGGGCAAGGTTCATCAAAAGTAGCCGGAGATATAACTCCTCCCAAATTGCCACCCAGGTAGAATTGAATAATTTCGATACCCAATTCTTGGTCATCACCCGGAGATTTAATTCTCATCCTCAGAGTTCCCTCTTTTGGATATACTAACCCACTACCATTTCCCTTGGATTCTAGCTGTTTCTTTCTAGCTAGCATCTTTTCTTTTGTAGAAAGTCCCTCTGATGAAACTTTCTTTTTCTTCTTGTCTTTTATCATAATGATTAGTTTTAATTATTCGGTTCTGAGTAAACTACTTCGTTCATACTCAATACGGTAAGAACGTTTTTCTCTAAAAGTTGTTTGAGAGCAGGAGATAGTTTGTCCGTTTCGAATTCAAGTTCTTTACCTGCATACAAACCATAGGTAACTATTCTACCTACAGCAACCAATTCTCGGTAGGTTTTGTATTCTTCGGTAATTTCCCCACTCTTTACTACAACCCCTTTACGAGGAACTCCCTCTTTTACTTGTTCAGGGATAATCAAACCGGATTTAGTTTGATTTACCTCCTTTGGAGATAAAATAAGTACCCGATTTTCTGTAGGGCATCCAGGTAATTCTTGATTAAATTTCTCAGCCACAAGAGGTGAGATAAATGTCATTGAATAATTCATATTCTAATACTGTTTTTAAAAGTTAGTAATTAATTATAGTTCAATGGGTTAACCCTTTCTTAGATTCGCATTAATAGTTCTTAGTATATTCTCCCGACTCTCATAGGCTTTACATATAGCTATGAACTTATTTGCTTTTTCTACAGCTTTTAAGTATCTCTCATAAATAGAAGAATACTTCTTGTTAAGATTTGCCTTATGAGAAACATATTCGTTATTCCACCTTTCATTAGCATCCTTATAATATACCCAAGCATTGGAATAGGCTTCATCCTTTTCCCTTGCTAGTAAATCTCTTTCCTTTATATACTTATCTCTAAGAGAACAAAGAATATAATAACTAGAAGGAGATTCTCGTAGCTGAGAATTAATGATATTCTCATTGATAGACAATTCTTTTTGAATATCTATTTCTAGGGACCTACCCTCAAATTTAACCTTTAGTTTCTTTAGCTCCGTCTTCATAAACTTCTAATAGGTTTTTAAAGTCTTCTTTACTAAATTCCCCTTTGCTTATTGCTTTAGTTACTTGAGCAAAAGCCATTTGATAAGAGAGTTTCATACCAGGCAAATTAAGAAGAGATTTATAGATGCTTATCTTATCTACCAAAGCCATTAATCTTAAGTCGCATAAGTTATCAGTACCACCTCTATCGAGTAATGCTAAAAATGCAGCCCAATAAATATGGGTAGCATCTTCATAAGCAAGTTTACCATCCTCATCTGTAGCCATTACTTTAAAAGCCAATCCCTCTAAAGTAGTAAGATTAGTTTGTACTTGAGATAACTGGGTCTTTAATCGGTTAAGTAACATCTTTTCTTGTCCACTCAACCTTAGATTAACCCCATCTAAATACTTAAGTAAATTTTCGATAGAATAACCTAAACACCCTGCAACCATATAAGTAAGGGCAGTTAGCTTACTTGCATTATCAATCTCTTTCTGTGTTGCCATAATTCCATAAATTTATATTATTTATGTAGACATAGTATCTTCTCTTTTCACTCCTGTAATGGTAGATACTGAATCTGAATGCTTTATATTAGTTTTACAATTAGGACATTGTACTATCCTAAAATAATCCCCAGATTTATTATAAACCCCAAAAGTTTCACTGGTATCATATTCAAATTCGCAATCACATACTGGGCATTTAGCCCTCCATACCGTAGGCCCGTTTAAAATCTTCTTCATTTCCTTAGTTTTATGTTATTATACCGTAATATTTTATATAATACTCCAGTTGATATACCGAATTCTTCTAGTATATCTTTTCTTGGTATACCCTCTATATACCTAGAAATTAATAATTCTACATTTACCTTACGTTCTCGTTCTTTACCAACAAAATAGAATCTTTTATCTTCTATACACTGACCCATATTCATCTTAGCTGTACCCCAATATAAATTACCTACCCGATTATCCTCTGGATTGTTATTTTTATGACATACTTGAGGATAATTGTTTGGGTTAGGGATGTAAATAGAAGCAACTAACCTGTGTCTATAAAAGTTCTTCCGTTTACCACCATCTCCTACTAAAGAGTTAGATAAATAACCATTATCTTTCATAGCAGGTTTTACTAATTTCCAACTACCAGTAAATTTCGAGTATAATTTTCCAGTACGGGATATGTAATAATTACTAAACCCGGGTATATTACCCTTTTCTCGATTTTTCATATTCTCGTTGATATTTATGGATTTCCTTTTTATATAGTTCCATAAATACTTCTGGTGAAGCTGCACTAAAATTACCAATTTTACGAGTCTTAAACTTATGGTATTCCTCCATGTACTCTTCTACCGAAAAGTCTGGTTTTAACATTCTAGTATAATCATATCCGGGCATAAATGGTAATTCTTCTGCCATAGACCGGCCTATTGTAAAATCCATTGATAGAGTTACGTCATCTACTTGAAAACCGAAATACTTCTTAGTACTTGGATTACGTAGGATATTCCAAATGGTATATACAGTCCAGGTATTTATATCTTCTGGTTTAGAATACATATATACTGCATCATGTACCGTACAAGCTTCTTTCATCATTGGTAATTTACCTTGTCGCATTAACCAATAAACAAGAATAGCTCCAAAGTTGGTCATATTTGCTGCAGCACCTTGACATGGGAAGTTAAGTCCCAAACGAATAGCATAAGCAACTTCTTGTTTGTCGTTTGAGTATATCTGGGGTAATCTTCTCTTAGTACCAAATAACTGAGTATAATACCCATGCTTACGAAGGAATTTCTCTTGCTTCTCTTTGAACTTAAGTATCTTTGGGTGTTTCTCAAAGAACTCGGCCATTTCTTTATGGGCTTCTTCTTTAGTAACTATAATACCAGCTTTTGGGTCGGATAATTTTACTGCAAGTAAAGCTTCCCCAATACCATAAATCAAACCGAATGCAATTTGCTTAGCTTGTTTTCTTCTAGTCTTCCATAACTTATGGTCAGGATGATTTTCATCTTCGTATATTTTAGATGCTTCCTCAATTGATACTCCGTATTTTGCTGCTGCTATACCTAAGTGAGGATCAGCCCCCTTTGCAAAAGCATCAAGATAGGTTTCATCGCCAGATAGGTGAGCCATCATCCTTAACTCTGCCTGTGAGTAGTCAAATGCCATATATAAATACCCAGGAGGAGCAACTAATTGTTTCTTGATATTAGGGTCTACAGATGTCTTTGGTATCTGCTGCATATTTGGGTCTGCAGAACTAAACCGATTAGAGTCTGTACCATGTATATTGTATCTACCGTGTAATCTAGAATCATCTTGTACCTTTTCCCACCATCCATAAATATAGGTCTTATACATTTTCTCTAACCCTCGTAATTCAAGAAGCTTGTCAAGGAATATTGCCTTTGGTGAATCTGGCTTTTTAATGGTTAACCTTAAGTTAGTAAGAGTTTCTTCATCAGTACTTGGTTTACCAGATTCATTATCCTTAATCACATCAAAATGAAAACCATCATCCGAATACATCAATGCAGGTAAATCAACTGGACTACCCAAATTAATGGGCCTTATTAATTCTTGTTCCTTTTTAGTTGTGAATATACCTGCTTTGATATTTGAGATTTTCTGTTCCCTTGATGCAATCTTCCGTTTATCCTTTGGGTCATTATAATCTAACTCTTCAAGTTCTGATTCGATAGATTGAATATACTTATCAATCTTTTCTTGGTTATACTTCTTTTCGAATTTCTTTACTCTTGGCAAGTCATATATTGCTTGTCTAGCAGCATCTATTTTTGGTTTATATTCTTCCAGAAGCTTTTTATTGAACTCAGTATCTAGATATAATCCCTCTTTCTCTACTGAGGTGAGTACTCGTGAATTACACATAAATAAATTACGGAATACCGAATACATACCCAAATCAATCAACTTCTTTTCAAAGAATAACATTAACCTAAGAGTATAATCCGTATCTTGACAACCGTAATGGCAAAGTGGGTCTAATCCCTTTTTATCCCATGGTATCTTATCAAAGGCATCTTGCTTTTCATAATTACCATACTCTGGTAAATATCTTCTTACCATTGACTTTAAGTCATGAGGTTTTTCCTCGTTGAGAACATATTTAGCAAGCATCCCATCTAAACATGTACCTCTGTAGAATATATGATACTTCTGGTTTATCTGGTCGTCAAATTTCCAGTTCCATGCAACCTTAGTTATCTCATAATTCTCAATTACTTCTTCCCCAAATTTCCTTAACATCTTCTTCCAGTTCCACCCAGGTGAAGTATATTCTTTTGTTTGGAAATGGTCTAAGGGGATAGAAGCACCAAACCCAGGCATCCAAGATACAGAGAGAATTGTAGGTTTAAAACTCTTATTATAAATAGGTTCTGCATTCGTTTCATAGTCACAGCAAGCATAACCCGTAGCTTTACAACAAGCAATAAGTTTCTTAAGCTCTCTCTTGTTTTTTATTATTGTATACCGTGTCTCCATATTTTAAAATAGAAAAAGGGACATACCTACCAGTAGTAGATACATCCCTCATTATTAATACTTCTCTTGTAAATCTTCCAGATTGGATGATAATGCTAACCAATCCTTCTTATAAGCATGAAGAGAATCAATAGTATGATACAGATAACCGGGTTTAACCCCAACCTCTTTAGCTACGTATTCCATAAGTTTCCATGCAAGGTATATATCATTACCAAAGTGAGTAATAAAATCCGAACTTCTTTGGTGATAGCAAATATGTAATACCTTCTCCCCCTTACCATTCTGACGAATAAGAAAATCATAATACATAGAGCAAGGAATACGTTGTTTACCACCATAGTATAAGGTATCATCATGATCAAATATTGGTATAATTGCTTTTCTTGTATCTGGGTCTCTCTTTAAAAGACGAACTAAATCTTTTATTAATACTTCACCCATTCTCTCATTGTATGTGTAATCGAACATACCCTTTTCATCAAGGAATTGTTCCCATAAATCTTTTCTTAATTTCCAAGCTTCTCCTGGATTTATATCATTAGGGGATATTCTTTCTTGGAACTCTGCATCTGCCCATTCTCTTGAATGAGAGAATACGAATAACCATACCGGGTCTCCCAATGAAGTTAAGCAATATTGTTGGCAAATGAGTTCTTTAGTAATAAAATTCTCATTACCTTCAATGACTTTATTTTGATAGGTCTTTGGTTTTACAAGTTGACCATAACTGTTGAGTTCTCTACCCATTTCGGACATTAACTCAAAACTGTTAGAATATATCCTCATATTATATAAATATTTAACTGTATGACATTGTAGAATTAACCCAGGTCATATGCCAGTAGCGAAATACAAAATTATCAAAATCCTCTACCTCTTTCATTAACAAGGGTATATCTGGTTCTGCACCGTTCTTTTTAATCTCTAAAACTTGGTAATAAAATTTGTTTACTAATCCTATCCGCTTCTGATTTAAAAATTCCCTAGCTTCCATTGTTGTTCTTTTGTTTTAAAAGTTTCTTCTTATAGGCTTTACGTTGAGAGTAAGAAATTACATTCTCGGGATATTCAATATCTTCGTATTCAAGAAGTAATTCTTTTGCTTTCATTGATTTATATGTTTCCTCATATAAATCTGGTCTGAGCACTTTAAAACTTCTAAAGAATACCTTGAATGAAGAGAATTCCTTCTCTGTGCCCTTTTGGAATTTTTTCCATATCTCTTTTATCCTCTTATTCCATGAATTCTCCTCTGCTCCTTTAAGTACCTTCTTCAAAGGTTTATGGGTATGATACATTAGAAGTGTCTCCACATTTCCGTACATTTGAGTCGCAAATAGGTTGATTTGTACTGACTGGTCCGGCCCATATACGTACTCTGACATTCGTTGAATTAATAGGAAATCGAATATTAACCTCTTGGTAATCTCCGAAGCCCGAACTACCATTGTAATAACTGGGATGTCTTCCCCGAATCGTTTTGAAAAAGTCGCAGCTATTAGACATTGTTTACCGTTATCATGATGATTGTTAAACATATAAGTTATATTATAATTCTGATTGTACTTATTTCTCAGTACTCTCAGTTTACTACGCAACAAGTCAAGCTTATTAAAATCTATGTAGTTATTCAATAAGCTAGTCCACTTAGTTTCTTTATAATTGAAACACCGCCCATAATCAAATTCTGGGTCTACCCATGCTTTTCGTATCTTTATAAATACGTTATACACTACTGCTACCCCACTATTAGCCATAGCCCCCTTTCCAAATAAAGCAGGCTCTAATCTTAGGAATCCCTCATTGAGTTTTTCCCATGCCTCTTGTGAAGTAGCAAATTCTAACGAATGGAGGGACTCCTCCGGATTAAGTTGAAGTCCCTCTAATTTCTTATTCCACCCTGACATTAATAATTAGTATTTTGTCTCCATAAATTGAGACGTTGTTTTTTAAAGAATAAACTAAATAATCCACAAGGAGTAAACCCATTCATGGCTAAAAATCCCATATAGAGATAGAATGACTTTACCAAAGATTCCTGAAAATCTATTTCTTTGGTCATCACTTGAGTTTGTTTCCAGGGTCTACATTTAAGGAAGTTCCTTGCTTTATTAAGTTCATATATTACTTCCCATAAATATAGCTTCTCATTTTCATGAGATATCTCGCTCATTTCATGAAAACCTGGGGTATAAGAAACTATCTTATCATATTCTGCTCTATCTTCTCTTGCCCAATCAGTTGGACTTAGTATAGGGTATTTCCTTACACTTCGATGGTCTGGGTACTTGATGAGTAAGTCTTTGACTCCAATTGCCATTACCTCAAATAAACTCTTTGCATCTTGGTATTTTAATATATCTTCTGGCAATATATTAGAATACAAAAGCAAAGTAAAGAAGAATCCCAAGGCATCTGCTTGTTCCTCATTTGCATTTGCTAGATGATTTAATACCTGAGTATATTCCTCTGAGGTTAAACAATCATTATTCCATCCATAATCACGATATATAGATACTACTTCATCGGTAGATTCGAATCCTTCAGTTAACTCTTCAATAACTCTACCAATAAAATCCTTTAGAATAACTTGGCTCTTTGGATTATTTATATCTAATGGGTAATCTGGTAGCTTTTCTATGGATTTATACCCAGAGAATTGCTCTATCCCAAGAATATACATTTCTTGTAATATCCGTGCCTCAGTTTCTTCTACCTGAGGCACTTGTTCATTTATATTCCTGATGTCCATGATTATTTACTTCCTGATGAACCAAAACCATTCCCTCCTCTACTTCCCCACATCTGGGATTCAGTATAAAATTCCTCTTGTTGAATCTCTTCTGGTTCAGTAATATAGATAGGTACATGAATAAATTGTACCAGCTTCTGGCCAGCCTCAATAACCTGGGCTTCTTGAGAAGTGTTGTATACTCCAATGTGTATCTCTCCAACATAGGGAGAATCCACTATCTCGGCAGTAAAGATTAATCCTTTCTTAGTAGCTATACCAGATTTGTTTGCTGCCATTAACATAGATGCAGGAGGTTCTAGCAAACCTTTGATACCCGATGGGATAAGTATCCTATGCCCAGGTTGTAAAGCTATATGCCTTACGAAATGTTCACTAAAGGGTATATCCAAATCATATCCTCCTGAATCAAATTCATTCTTAGAGTGGATATCCTCTGAAGTCAAGTTGGTTGGTACATAAAAATCTAACCCAGCATCATTTGGGTTTGCTCTGTTGGGAGATACTACCTCCCTTACTTTGATAAATCTAAATCTGTTCATAATATATTACATTTACGTAAAAGTTGTCCAAAGGTTAATTTCTCGGGTCTAGAAACATGTACTCCCAATGAATTACACATTCTGATTACATCGGTAGAACCCTCCATACATAAATTAGCAAGTACATCTTCTTGCTTTACAAAATAGTTTGGGTTGTTAAGGTATACCTTGAACATAGCCCATATCATCTCTATTGGTTTCATTATTTAGTACACTCTTTATAAAGTTCTCTAATACGTTTTCTGGGTACTTCGAATTTCTCAACAGTTTTGGTAATAACTTCTTTTTTGTCTTTCCCTTTCCGAATCAAGCCTCGGATGTATTTCTTGATACCAACCGTATCTTCTAATACATCCAAATCCTTGTATTGATTCTTCTGTTCTAGCTCTTTCCTTGTGATATTCAAGTTCTGAGACATCTTGAATGCACATAATTCTGAGTCTCCGCATAGCTTACATTCTTTAGTTGATAAGTCATAACCAATACCGAAGCAGGGGTCTCCATTAGTTCCCAGAGTACTAACATCTATGGGAGTAAGAATATCTTGCTTCGATAAGTCAGGAAGTTGTTTCTTTTTCTTAGCCATTATATGTCCTTTTTACGTTTATAAAATGTATATTTCTGTATATTTCACTGTTATCTTCTATCGGAACATAGGAATAACCCATGTTATTAATAAATAGTTCCCTGAGTTTATATAATTCTTGGTATGAATTTCTATCATGACTCTCTTGACATACTTTGACTACCATACCATTACTCCAGTACAGATAGAAATAATGAGTAAAGCATTCGGGAGTATTTTGAGAAGTTTCCAAGCTTGATATCCATATCAAATCTCTACAGTTGAATACATGTTTAGGGTTGGGTACCTCTCCCACAACAAGAGACTTAAACGACTTAAACCATTCTTTAATCTTCTTCATCATAAGTGTAATTAAGGTGTTTACAATGGGGACAGACCCATTCTTTTAAATGCCATCCCTTGATTTCTAAATCCTCTTTATGAAAACGTTTCTTACATGAATGGCATTGATAGCCATCCTTAGAAAGTATGAAGTCTAAAGCGAGTATTATTATCATAATAACAACCGCTGTAATTAAAATATATTTCTCCATCACTGAAAGCCTTTAATTTTCTTTTTAGTGTTATTGGGTTTTCCTTAAGAGTACCCAGCAATAAATACCTGATGCAGAGATTTGGATTATCCTCCAACCTTCTGATAAGAGAGTAGTTAGTTTAGTATCATCTTCATCTCTGATACATATTAGTTTATCATTATTCATAATGCCCATATGCTTATTAATTGTAATCTTCTTTTCCTCCTACGGAGAAAAAGTAAATACTCATAGTACTTCTAGTTAACTCTTAATAAGGCTATGGTTAGGATGTTTCTTCCATAGCTTATCTAACAGTATTACTTTCAATTCTTGTCTCTGATAATATTGCTTCCTATGCTTACCATGCCTATCTAAATAATTACCTGGATAATGTAGGTCATCAAGGTATACCTTCTTTTTCGATTTATCGGTTCTTACCAAACGACCAAGAAACTGAATAGATTTTTCCTGACTATCCATGCTTGCTGCATTAAGTAAATACCTAAGCTTAGGAAAGTTTTTACCTCGAGCAATGATTGTAGTTGATACCAGGATATCTATTTTGCCTTCCCTAAAATCCTTCATTATTTGTTGTCTTAACTTAGAAGGAGTATTAACATGCACATAGGCAATATTATAGGCATCGCCCAGTTTCTTTTTAAAGAACTTATATAGATTTTCACAATGTGCAATATGCTTGCATACTACAAGAGCAGGATATCTACCTTGATTAATATTCCATCGTAATCGATTATAAGCCATGGTCCACGCGGTATTACTTTCGGTAATAGAATCATCATATATCTCCTTATAGGATATACAATCAGATTCCCAATTACCATACCAAGGTTTACCGGGTACCATCTTTACGATAGTTTTAGTTGAGTAACCCTTCTTGATGGAATCCTTAAGTTTAAACTCAGCAATCACTTTACCAAAGAAACATTCTAGGTTCATATTCTTAACCTTATCCTTAGCAAGCTTACTCATATAAATGGTACCGGATAATCCTATACGAATTCGGGTATTAAACAATCTAGTGATTACATTCTGATATTGCTTACTACCCCCCTGGTCAGCCTCATCCACAAGTACCATGTCTATCTGAGATAATTCTTTTTGATAGAATCTCATGTTCCTCGAAATAGATTGAACCATACCTATAGTAAAGTTACTCCAGTTTAAAACCTTGCCTTGAACAAAAGTGATATCTTCTCCCGGAAGATATTGCTTAAATTCTTCTCTAGCTTGATTTAACCAATCTGAGTCATTAGTTATTAGCAAAGTCTTTAACTGCTTCTTATAGGTTAAATATAAAGACGACATGATAAGTGTTTTACCTGCATTGACAGTGTAATCTAATACACCAATATGGAAAGGGGTATCACCTACTCGATTATTAATCACAGACTTAACTGCTTTCTCTTGCTCTGGCCTTAACTTATACTTACCTATATTCGTAACTACTTTACTGATTTTAGGTAAAGGTTGTCTCATATCTACAACTTTAGGTTTAATCCCCATTTCAATACACATATCGTATACCTTAGGAAGTAAACCTATTTTAAATTGCCCAGTCTTGGTAATGTAGTGAATTTTACCATCCCAATTCTGCATACCTCTTTGCCTTGTACGTAAGTAGAAAGCATTTGGATGTCGAATGGCAAACTCATTATAAAGTTTCTGTGCGAACTTAAGAGGTAAGTCAAGTTCGCACATATTTCCATTCTGAATAATTAGCTTACTCATTTGATAATTACAGTTACACCTTTAGTAGCTTTATCCATACCCATTGCTTCCTTGAGAAGTTTCATATGATGCTCCTCATCCGCAATCAATTTCTCAAGGAAATAATTCACGTCATTATAATCAGAACGTTCACTATATTGAGTAATTGCCCTTTGAATCATTTTATAATGACCAATAGTTTCTATCTCAGAATTCAAAGCAATCTTTAAAGCTTGTTCCCAAGTAGAACCAATCTCAATTGTAGGATTAATATTCATGGTAGAGTAATCCTCGTATGGGTCTGCCCTTTGTAAGAAATCAGATATCTTGTCAAGATGCCTCATCTCTACCAAACCAATACCCAACATCAATTCTGATACCTCCTCGAATCTAGAAGACTGTTGGGTATACATAATAATTGCACTTAGTTCTGAGAACTTGGCATTCTTCCAAATCACATAGAACATATTAACTATCTCATCAGGCCAAGGGTCAATATCCTTAAAATCTGGATAAGTTACCGATTGGTCTGAATACTTGAGGACATCAATAAAAGCATTAGCTGCATCCTCCACTCTGTTTCCGAAAAATTGTAAACCTTTCATATTACTCTTTGATTTTAAATTTGGTATCTCTAGTTCTTGGAATCCTACGTTCCTTTAAGATCGAGGTAATACAAGAAATAGATACTTGATATTTGTTACTTATGTATTTTAATGGGAATCCTTTTATGTAGTCTTTAACTACGGAATCTCTAATTGTATCTGGCTTTTGTTGACGAGATAAGAAGACTTCGTTTTTAAAAAGCCTACCATCCGATAAGCATTGTTTAATATTTTCTTTCTGGGTACCCCATTTTAAATTTCGATAATAATCGTTAGCCGGATTATTATCTAGGTGCATTACTATGGGTAAATTCTCTGGATTAGGTAAATAAACTGTAGCTACTAGCCGAGAAATCTTACAAAGTTTCCTAATGCCACGAGAATCCCTTAGAGTACATTGATACCTGTTCCACATTTTATTAAGATGGGGCTTTAATTTTTTCCATTGCCCGTTTTTACGATTAGACCAAAGTCCTCCCCTTTTACTAATGTAATATCCAGGGAATCCAGGTATATTAGCATATTTCACCATATTCAGTTGTTTATAGAATCCCAAAGACTCCCCTCTACCCGAGGTTCATCTAAGGTTCGTTTATCTTTATTTTTATATAAGTATTTATTATATCTTTCGATAGCCTTATCATTATACATCTGACTTGGTTCTGGTAATCCATTACACCAAGCAAGAGCTTCGAACTGGGCATCCAAAAATTGAAATACATTCCAATCCTTTTCATCCATTAGATTATGAATCCTAAGAAAGTGAACATATTTCTCTGGCTGATGTTCATAAGATTCATAAATACCAGTAACACTAGCAACTCTTTTTATGAATTCATCATGGATGTCTTTGGTAAAGCCTGGGTCCTTATCCCCCTTGAGTTCTATTTCGGCATCTATTTGATTAGTGATGTTGTCCTGCATAGATATTAACCTTTGCATAACATTCCGATAGTCGGTCATCCTCTTTAACCCAGTCTCAATATATCTAATAAAACCTTCTCGAGTATCAAATTTAAAATCTTCACAGAAGGTATTACATATCTCTGCAAGCTTTTTACAATTTGCCCATTCCCGAGAATTACTTTCATTTATTTTACGAACTCCCCTATGCTTTAACTTTATACGAGTTGCATATAAAATATCAGCAACAAGGGCAGCATCCCCCTTAGATGCTAGTAAAATGTTATTAACTCGCTTAGTATTCTTATTATTAGAAACTAAGACTGCTCTATGATTTATTGCCTCCTTTCGAGCAATAACAAAAAAAGCCTCAACTGGGAAGTTATCTACCTCTAAGGTATTTAATATTTCCTCAAATTGAGACTTAGTTATATGGATAGATGGTTCACGCATAAATATATTATTTTATAATATAATAGGAACTCCCTATTTCAATAAGTTTCTGATTGATATCAATTCTTGATAACTTTGATACCTTGTTTGATATACTAGCTTAAGTGTTTGTTTCTTCCCCAAATCATTTACATCAAAACCCTCTGGAAGAAATACTACCTTGACTTTTTTATAAGCTACTAATTTAAGTGCGAGATTAACAGCATAAGACCTGGCATCGGGGTCTAAAAGGATAATATATCTTTGGCATTGGGATTTAAGTAATTCATTGACTTGGTACTGGCTAATAGCTTTACCCATTGTGGCAATTGCTCTATCTCCGAGAGTGAGGGCATTAAGTGCTCCTTCGCAAATGAATACCGACCTGTACATCTCCAATGCGTCATGATTAAAGATGATAAACTGTTTTCCCAAACCGGTGATGTCTTTGTCTGGGTTATTATACCTGGGTCCTTTTCCGATAACATTTCGAGCATTGTAATACCTAAGTTGTCCTCGATAATAAAACGGGATGATAAGGTACCCATATGTCGTGCCCATTGTTCCATATCCGATACCACATCTTGAAAACTTCTCGAGGTTAAAGCCGCGTTTCTTGATATATCCACGAATGCTTTTTGCAAGTTGGCTGTCTCCGAGCGAAATATTTCTAAATCCCTCAGGGAGATATACGGGCTTACTTTCGGCAAGTTCGATTTTCTCTTCCTTAAACTGTAGTTCATCAAATTGGCCATTGTTCAAAAAATTAATTAGTTCATGGTACTCAGTAAATCCTTCTATATCCATTATTAGTTGAGCAGGAGAAGGATGGGCATTACATCTAAAACAATTGGTTCTATACATAGAAAGGTTAACTCCCAACTTATGTTCTCTCCCACAATAGGGGCAAGTTGGTATACGCATCCAGCCATGCCTATAATCATAACCTCCTAATCGTTTAACGAAGTAAGTTCTTAGTCTAGATTTAAACTGGTTTGTTATTTTCATATCTTTTCTTCCCGCATATATTACAGTAATACTCTACATGACGTTTCTCATAATACTGGGCTTTCCTTCTCCCGCCTTTCTTAGAAAAAATTGCCCTACGAGGTCTCTGTTTAAACTCAGTCCAATGAACTGCTACCCATTCATGATAACCCAACTTACATCTAAATGTCTCCAGTAGTTCTTTCCCTTTTCTTAGAATCCGCATCCGGGTTAGTATTCTTTTTAAATTGTTCATCCAACTTACTACCATATACTTCATCATATTGTTTACGTTGTTCCCTTGTAAATTCCGTACATCTTTGCCTTTCTACATCGCATTTGAATAATGCTCTACCGGAAGGAAGACCATCCCTTTGTACTACTATCTCAGCTCGAAGAATATTATCTTTCTCTTCTTGCTCAGTAGAGTTAAGACCCATGATAACCTGGGCATTACGAACAATGGCAATTGAACCAGAGATATCATTCTCATCATACCGAGTAAGCCTATGCTTTTTACCTTCACGAGTAATGTGATGAGCAGTCCATATAATGTCTAAATGTAATTCCTCTGCCAGATTCTGAAGGTCTACATATACATTAGATATCCTTTCGAAATCTTCTCTATCACCCGCTATTGATGCAAGCTTACCAGCGTAGTCAACCATAAGAACTTTAATATCAATCCCTTGATTACGAAGTTGAATTATCTTTTCCCTTATATAAGTGGTATTAGTAATCATTGCGGGTACACGCTCAACCACTAATTCAACTCCAAACCTTGCAAGTTTCCTTAAATGCTTTGCCTCAAGTTTATCATATTCACCCGAGTATAATTCCTTCTTGGTTTTATTAATACTGGATTGAATGAAACGGTCCATGATTTGTTCTTGGCCATTTTCTGTATCAATATATAATACTGACTTCTTCATTCTAAGATAACCTCTTGCAAGATTTACCATGAAGAAGGTTTTCTTTGCCTTGGGTTTATCTAGTATCACATTAACAGAATGCTCTGGATAACCTCCTGCATTAGTTAGTTCATTCAACTGCCTAAATGGGCAAGGTATAACTGAAGGTTCTGATTGTCTTCTAAACTGTCTCTCGGTAATATCCCGAATCATATATAAAGGTTCATCTTCTTTCTTAGGTTTACTTTTCTGAAGTACCTTTTCAATCTTCCTCGAATACTCTTCGTATTGTTCGAAGTTATCCAAATCGAAGGAATCATTTAAGTTCTTCATCTCAACATAAGTAGAGAACTGATATATCTTTTCTTTTATATAATCAGAATCCGATAGGGGTATATGATAGAGATTACTTATTAGTTTATTGATATTGGGTATATCATCTTTAGTTACCAAATCCACATAGGTTTTAGATTCTAGTAACTCTTTTAATACTTCCTTTAAGATATTCTCGGAGGGCATTCTGCCTTGCTTCTTAAAATATTTTGATATACCCTCGAAGATAAGGGAGTGTTCTATGAGAACCAGGTAATTGGATTTAATCCTTTTGAGTACTAATCCTCCTTCCTTATCTTTTAAAACAAACCTGAGTATCTCGAACTGAAACTCAGGAGAAAAACTGAACTTGATGTTGTCTTTAAATTTCTTCATATCTATATTGCAATATTATATAAACTAATAGATTTTGATAGTACCGAGATAGTTCTAAGTATGTTGACATCTATCTAGAAACTACTAATCCACTACCTTAAGCTCCCGAATATTTAATATTATTATTTTATATAAGAAAAAATACTTATATTTGCATAACGAATATTTAAAAACATGGGAAAAAGTAAAGGAAATAACGGTTCAGAGCTTCATCGATTAAAACCTATGCAAGAATATGATGAAGCTACTTTCAACAGACTTTATAAAGTCTGTAAGCCAGTAATTAGAAACCTTACCAGACAGATTGATTATAAACGGTTTAATCTTACACCGGATATTATCCAATCTTATTTCTGGGATAAGATGTTATTTGTTTTCAACAAATACTATGGTGAATGTACTGAAGAACACCTTAAAGCAAGAATCCTTGCATCACTTAGTACATTCAAAAATAAATTGCTTCGTTCTGCATACGGAGAACAGGCAGAGTATAATCAAAGCCTCTTTAAACTCGATGACTTATTCGATAATGATAAAGAATTAGAGGATGATACCGAAGAAGAGAAAGCTAAATCAGAAATGCTTGATATGATGTATACTTATATGAAGGATAAGCTTTCTCCAGATGCCTATCTTTTGTTTGAGGTATTAATTACTCCTCCCCCTTTTATCAAGGAAAGGCTTGAAAATAGTACTCGAATAACTAATATAATGCTTATCGAATTTTTCGAAATGCCTAAGACTAATGAATCTATGAGATATATATCAGAACTTAGACAAGATATACAATATTGGGAAGACCGAGCTAAAGAAGAACTTAAGTATTAACACAAAAGAAAAGGGGCGTTTCCCAACGTCCCTCTCCCAATTAATTTTTACTACGCAAAACACAGATTGAAAACAAATGTTTACTCTTAAACAATACAAATAATACACATGAGTTTTAATACTACTAAATAACTAATAACAACTTTATGATGATATTTTTTGGATATATCGTAATGTAATAGTCGGTGGCAATTTTTCAATATCCAAAGTTTCTACCGAAGTTTCTTGTAAGAAAGATTCCCCTAATAGGTTCCAGCTTACTACGATAGCACCATCTTGAATACCCTTGGTAGGAGTTCCTCTACCGAAATCACCATTCAACCCTGTCTCCCTATTAAAGAAAGATTGAGGACGAACGTTCTCCCAGTTATTGGCATTATCTTGTTTACCTTTAGATACACCAAGAGCATGCCTATGCTTAGGAAGGTCATCGCCTTTAATTGAGATTAGGAAGTTGCCTTTAGTTGGAGTATAGTAATCTCCAACATTCTGTAACATTACTTCATCCCCAATTTGAACACCTCCAGCTTGGTAACCAATAACTATTCTACCAGCTGCCTTAGTATATTCTGCCCAACCATCGGGTATTACATCGGTTTCCCAAAGAATAATAGAACCGATTGGTAAGTTAGCAGTACTCAGAGATTCAGAGAATTCTTTTCTGATAGCCTCAATTTGACTATCAATGTATTGCTTGATATTTAACTTAGTACCCGATTCATCTACTACTGGAAAGCCTGAATTTATCTGTTCTACTCTTTTCACTGATTCTTTCATCATACTCTGGGCAGCAGTAGTATAAGGGATTTCTTGGAACTTACCCTGATAGGGTACGATAGCAAAGTTCTCATTTCGTTTAGTCATTGCATCAGTACCCTTACCATATACTCCGATAAGAACAACGGAAGTTTTATTATTAGAGTAATAAGGGCAAGCACTCTCTACCATCTCTAGAAGATTGCTATAGGTCATATCGTAATTAGAATATACATCATTATTAATGATATCCGGTGTACGATTCTCTTCGGCAATCGGATAATAAATATCCAGAGACTTTTTAAACAAGGTGTAGAAGCTTTCGGAGGATTCATTCCAATAAGCTACAAAGTCTACTGGATTATCTACTGGTTCAGAAATAGTAGTATGTACTGCAAAGAGTAATACTTCTTCTGTTGAACCTTGGGTACCTTGGATATTCTCAATGGTAATGGTTTGTTCATCAGAAATGAATACATAGCCATCTCTTGAAATACACCCAAAATTTACATCGGGCAATTCTCCATCTTCTGAAGCCTTTGCCATATACCTTGCCATAATCCTATCCTTGATTACATTGGCATACTTACTTCCAGCAACTCCCTGAGGAGATACCACTAACTTGTTACCATTTATGGTAGCTGAGCCAAATCCACAGAATGGTCCTAAACCAGAAGGAGCAGCAATTGCCTCTGCTGCTTCCTTTGATTTAATAATACCTTCATACTTAAAGTACGTCTTCATTGTCCTTAGTATTTTTAAATTGATTCTTTTGTTCTGACATATCTTTAAATGCTTCACCTACATCCTTGAACTTGAGGGTTAACAATTTAAAGAGTATTCTCCATATACTGTACCGTTTCTTAATACCATGTATTTCACAGATATGTCCATATATACTATCCACTTCGAAACAGTAGCATATTACCATAACCGTTATTGATACCACTATTGGGTTCATCCCATATGGTTCTCCAATAGCTTTACCAAGTACAGCACCAAGTAGAACATAACAGATATAATCTACTATTTTGTTTAGAGTTCTTCTTCCAGCTCTAGATTTTCGAATTTCGATTTTCTGTAACCTACTTGCAGATAACCCAAACCATAAGTCTGATAGGATTAGAATTATTGCAAGAATTATCATCCATCTCAAATCATACAAGATTTGTGTACACTCTCCCAATATACCCACAGTGAATGTCTTGAATAAAGACTGAGTTGTGGTCTCTGTTATTCTATCGATTGTTGAATTTATCATTGTTCTACTATTTGCCAAGATTGATTACTGTAAGTTGTAATGGTAAATGTTTTCTCTGAGAGGTCATCATGTTCCCATTCTAACTTTTGAGGACTAACGCTTAAGAGGTCTGCATCTACTACGGTGAACTTAGTTCTCTTCGAAGTATCTACCACTGATTCGAATATATACTCTCCAGCTTGTGCAGTTACAAATTCATAACCAGCACCACCTGCGTCATAAGTAGTTACTTTACCAACTTCCCTTATTCGACTATCGAAGTCAGGTTTATTAGAAGTACACTTGATTAAAGTAGATACTTGTTTAACATTTCCCTTTAGTTCTGCATAAGTGGGTGTACAAGAAATCTCGATGATTGTAGGATAATCTTCCAATATTACTTGGCATCTTAACGAAGAACCATCATCTGCCACAAAGGTATAAGTCCCAGCCTTGGTAAGAACAATTTCCTCATCAAGGTTATAGGTTTCCCCGTTCTCATCACAGGTAGCAGTACCACTTACATTGACCCCATTTTTCATTTCCTCAAGATGGAACTTACAAGCAGACTTCTCATCCAGTAATTGGTATACTGCATAAGTATCATCTATCTGGTCTTCTGGTAATGCCCAGTTGGGTTCTTTCCAATGACTGTCTGTAGCATCCGAAGGTACTATCTTTAATTTATTCTGATATACTACTGGAGAATTATTAACTACCAAAGTAGTCTTAGCAGTAGGGTAAGCTACAGACTGGAAGGTATAAGTCCCTGCCCTATTTGCAGTATATACATAACCATTCTGAGCATTAAAGGTTTCCCCAGTTTCAATTACCCTTACTCTGTAATCATCCCCATTACCAGAAATACGTTGTATCTTTACTGTAGCTTTTGCAGAGCCATTGAATAATGTGACTGTTGGTGGGCTAACAGTAATTCTATATACTGCAGTCTTACCAGATACTACTTCGAATATACCTACACCTTCATCGGTTTCCCTTTTATCCAGTGTACATTTAAACTTATAAGTACCATAACTATTAGCAGTAAACTTATCACCGTTCTTAAACAACTTGGTATCACCGATTAACCTACAGTATAGTTCACCAGTAAATGATTCTGGGTAATTCGATTCGATGGTAAGAGTGGTAGTAGCATCCTTGATACTTTGCTTATCCCCAACTCTAAATTCAGAAGGTGTACATCTTACCTTATATGTAATCTCTTCTCGAGTTACAACAAAGGAAGTTTGCTTTACTGGGAACTCTACAATCTCAAAGATGTAGGTACCAGGCTCTGAAAATTCCCAAGTTGAGCCAGAGACTTTCACTATATCAGTACCGGATAATCGTACATTACAGGTTTTCACGGTACCCTTATAGGATACGTTTGCCCTTACTACTGTACTTACTTTTAGGTTAGTAGGAGTTATCTTTCCAGTAATAGGGTCACAAGTAATAGAATATACTCGATTATAAGATTCTTGATTAACCGTGATTTGAGTTACCTTAGTAGAGTCTCCCACACTTCTAAAATAATAAGTACCTGCTCTGGGTATATTAAAAATGGAACCACTTTCGTGTTTAGTGTAACCCCAATTTATATTATCACTGGATATCTGATATCTTAGGTCGGCATTTATCCAATCTGAAGTTACAGTTACCTTTACCGGTACTTCATATACCTCTGAAGTAATAAGATTGGGTTGGTCCGGATTTACTAACTCAGCTTTAATTGTATACCCATCATTTACGGTAAACCCATATTGAATATCGAAAGATACATGATAGGGTATGAACCTTTTAAAGAAAGCCTCTACGGCTTCTCTAAATTTTCTGAAAGCTGCCGAGTTCGAAGTATATCCATGACCGGTAAGTCTAAAGGTTACCGGTATACATTGAGAACAATCGAAAGTATTATCATAGGTATACTTATCGTCATAATGGTAATACTGGTCAAAGTGCGGATTACCTTTTACCCAACCATCATAACTATCAGCCTTTGCAGGGTCAGTTACTACGCAGGTTAACCCATACAGCCTCATCATTATTTCGAAGAACTCAGAGGTACCTCTTATTTTAAAAAGAGATATCGAATACTTCAGGATGTTTCTTACTTGAGTACTGGTTAAAGTAAAGGGTCCCTCCTTTGGTATTATCCAAAGCTTAGATAACTCTTGGAGTTTAGCATCGGAGTAGAACCCATTAAAGTACTCTGCCCATTTCTGTGCATCTATAGTGTTCCCATAAGCAAAGGGCATTTCTCCGAGGAATTGCCAAAGGAAATTGAGATACATATCCGGAGCCTTATCTATATCAATAATGTCTAAGATATTCTCAATATCCTTTGTAATGTAATCTTCAAAATGCTCTCCACAAATTTCTAGAAACCTCTCTAAGATGCCTTTGCCATTTACCTTATAGGTATCTTGAGCTTTATACTCGAATGGCAAAAAGTCGATTAGATTTTTGAGGTTTATCATTATACAATTTCTTTTACGGTTAAAGTCAATTGTGAAGCGTTTTCAAATACTGGTAAATTAAAACCGGGGTCTTCATAGTCATGGTTAGGTTCTGATACCGTAATAGAATATCTGTAACCAGACTGATAGCTATTGTTCTGAATATCCAAAGAGAAGTCAAAACCATTAGCCTTATCTATTACCTGTATAGAATTACCTACAGTACCAGTAGCCATATACCCATTTGATACAGAACGTACAGTAAAAGTAGTGGATGAATTGAAGGTAATATAGTAAGTCATAGACCCTTTAGCCTTATTCAATTTAAACTGACCCAAGTTCAATTCTTTATTACCATAGATGGTAGTAGGCCAAGGTTTAATATAGAACTTAGTAAGGTGAAGGTAATCTACTGTTGATAAGTTATCTATTAAGGCATAGATATCTGATAACCTTACGCTTCCTCCTATCTGAGCTTGCTCTGGAGAATAGGCATTGTATAATGCTGTAAGAATTTGAGTTTGTATCTCGGGAGTCTTATAAGACTTCTTACCAGTAACTCCCATCTCTAGAATAATCTGAACCTTACCTGCAGATTTAACCTTTAACCATGTGGTCATAGGAGCTCTTTGAGATAATAGATTGTATACCCTATTGATTAATTCAGAAGAAGCAACAGCTCCACCATCGGGGCTAATATATACTGTAAGCTTTCTACCGCATTCATAATCGGCTTTAGCTTTGTTTACCCCATCAACCAACATGGCCAAACTTTCGAAATCCTCTTTGGTAATTGCTACTCCCAAAGTCTTTACACTCAAAGGTATATGTTCTTTGAGCATTGTAAAGTTTTCATAGTTTGAACCACCTCCGGCATCGTAAGCATTACTTACGGTAGCATCAGTAATTGAAGAAGAGATTACTGAAGGTACAGAAGTAATAGTATTACTCTTTACATTACCCTGAGTACCATTGGTTAAGTAGAATACCACATTGGTTATTTTTGCTCCTGCTGCAGGCTTCTTACCAAAGGTACCATCCCCAAACATTATATAAGGATTAAGTGCCTCATCTACTGAAACCATAAAGTGTTTGTCTGTAGGTTTGGATTTTGCAAATGTATCTACTAATACCCAAGTTTCCCCACCTATCTGCAATGACATAGAACCTTGTTCATAATACTTACCATTGGGTAGAGTACCCAGATGAATTATAACTCTATCTCCAGTAGGTATTACCATATTATTTAAAGCACTTGCAGTATACTTCTCGTGTTGAACTATAGGTACTTTACAAGTAGTTACATTTGAATACCAAGTTACGTCTCTAGCAGATAACCAGGAATTACCACTAGAATCTGTAAACAGAGTACCTTGGGGTATAGTTAACTTAGCTCCAATGGAATTACCAGTAATGCTTCTGGATAAGATTACATCTACTGTAGCAGCAATTGCTGCTCGAGCATGATAATCTACCAAAGCTCCATGTTTAACTACCGAATCATACCTTCTTGCCGTAGGTAGAAAGGTTTCCCTTGCCATGTTATCTACATAGTAGTGAAGTACTTCGGCAATTGCCGCAAATAATGAGAGGATGATAATTAAGATGTTCCCCTCCGAATAATCCGTTATGAGTTTCTGACCTTGAGGGTCTTTGAGTCCCATAAGGGATTCAACCAGCTTGGCCTTAATCTGTTGATAAGACCTCTGGTATGGGTTAAGCCATTTATTTGTGATTCCCATATTATTGTGTATTTAATGAATTATCCGACCGGTCATAGGTGATATCGAGGTACTGACTAGAATTTGTTCCATTTACTACATAGGTTACTTCTATGTGTATTTTTGCATCAACTCTAGTAACTGTGATATTTTGGAAGGTTATCCTTTGTTCCCAAGCACCTATGGCCTGTTTTAAAAACTCTTTAATTATAAAACTCAGGGCTTGTGAGTTTGGTTCCTCAATACATTGCCATAGTTTACTACCAAAGTTTTCCTGTCGAAATCTCTGGCCTATCATGTAGTATAATATTGAACTTATATTATCTCTGATAAGTTTGAAATCTCCATTTACTGGGTACCAACCTCTTTCACCCTTTTCATTAGTTGTAAGTTGGATAGGATAAGTTACACCTATACCAACTAAGTCTGTAAAGTAATTCTTTTCCATTAGTGTATGCAGGTTTTATCTTCATAATCGTCTACAACGAATTGTGAGAAAGGTTTAATTACTTGAGTTACTGTAGGACCTGAAGAACCGGGTCCAGTAGTTACACCTGAGTGTACATGAGAATTGAACATACTACGAAGTTGTTCTAGTTCTTTAATGGTTTGGTTTAATTTTTCGGTTAATTGAAAAATATTGATTACTCCACCATTTTCTCCAGTATTAAGTATCACGGAATCACCAGAAGATATGTTTATATCTCCCTCGGCATTTATTACTATTTCTTTCTCTGAACGAACATTTACAGGTCCATTGAAATGTAAATTAAGTTCTCCGTTATCATCATCTATTACTATTAAGTTTCCTTCGGGAGTAACTATCCCCATTTTATTGGGACCATCCAGAGGTTGGGGTATTTGACTCATTCCCCAACCATGGTATTCCCAGAGAGGTTTAGTTGGGTCCCCAAATTCAAAAGTAACAAATACCGTATCTCCCACTTTAGGGGCTAAGAATTTGAAACCAGAACTAATTGAACCATGTTGTCCTTTAGGATATGCCCAAGCAAATACTCCACCCATTACCTCTGGAACACATACCTTTACCCTGTTCATATGTTTCTCTACATCGTTATTATCAATAACAATGCCACGATAAACAGAGTAATACCGACCAAGACCCTCTAAGCCTTCGTCGGTTATTATCTTTGCTGTTTCGTAACTCATACCCTTATTTTTCTACATAGATTTGACTTGCAATTCGCTTATGCCTTTTAGCTATGTCTCGGTATACTCGCTTAGCTATGGCCATATAATTAAACTTAACCCCATAATCTTCAGGCACTTGGATTTGTTTAACTGATATCTTACCAGGAATTAACTTACCCTTAGAGGTAACTGTATTACCTGTAGATAACACTATACCCTCTGCCAAGGCTTGGGGATTATCGGCATTTACTTCCGTATAATAAGCTTTCTTTCTAACGAACTCAGCTTGACCCTTGATATCAATTATGTCTCCATTATCATTCAAGAAATGCTCATTGTAATATACCTTCTCATTATAAGTAAAGTTAAGATTAAGATTCTGAGAAGTACTTAGGGCTTTTTTATCTTGCCCCTTTTTAGTTTTAGCATTAGCTTTAGCATCATTAGCTACAATGTTTTGAGTAGATAAATCAGTTTTAGAAGTTACAGAGCCAGACTTGGAATTGTTCTTTACTAATTCCATATTAGTTATATACCCTTGACCAGCGTCCATAGAATGAGTACATTGTTTTATATACCAAAGCCCTGACCAACGTTTTCCTACGTTATCTATACGGATTATTTGAGAAGTTGCTAGCATAGGTCTACCTACTACCTGAAGTTGACATACTAACCTTTTCTCAGTTTGCTTTAAACCCCCATTGGCATTAGCATTAGCTGCCCAAGCATACTTATCGGCACCACCGTATCTACTAAATAAATTATGGTAAAGTTTATAAAGAGGTACCTTGAGATTTACCCTTTTCATATGTCTTACCTTAACCCTCTTACCATATTGATCTTGACCATAACCCTTAGTAGTATCAACTTCCATATCGGATAATACTTCAGTATAGGGGTCTTTCTTTAAAGCTTCGAAACCTCTCTCTGAAGCAGGTAATATTCCAGCTTGAAAATTGATACCAGAAGCTATACCCGCTCCTGCTTGTTTAGAGGTATAACCCTCTGGGTCATAATCTAAGGGGTCTACATACTCTTCTACCATAAATTCCATACCATCTTCATCTTCGAAAAGATACATTTCGCATTCTAATAGCTTCTTAAGATTAGCTTCTAATTCTTTACCATTCTTAGAATTTCTTAACACTTGTTTAAGGGCATTCTTCTTATCGTCAGGTAACTCATTAGCTGCTTGATTAATGGTAGCTCGTACTTCTTCGGTAGACATTTCATCGAATTTTCTTTGCTTACCTGCTTCATAAGCACCTACTGGACCAACTGCTTCATATTCCTCTACCCGCTTTTTATATTCTGCAGTTTTTTCCATGTTATACTGAAGCTGAGTGTCCCAAGCATCCATTACCTCTGTAGGAGTAGTAGGATGACTTCTATAATCTTCAAACCCATTGCCAGTAATATTAGACACCATAAGGTTATCTACCTGAGCCACAGGAGGTCTTAAAGCTAATGGAGGTTTATCCTCTGGCTCATTTATATTAGTTGATAATACCGATAAGTCTTTACTATCTGGGTCTAGAGATGGAGCTAATACTGCTTTAACTCTTTTAGTTATTTCCTGAGTAGCAAAAGATACTCTAAGTACTTCCCCATTCTCTCCTTGATATGTATAAGTACATACCGGTTCTTCATGGAATTTCCGATTATGTATATAGATAACACCATCCCTTGAATCCACATACCATGGCCCATTAGTATACCCTTTCATCTTCTGTTCTAATTGAACTAAGACGTTCTTGCCCACTAATCCAAAGTCACTATCAATTAAAGCTTTCAAATCTTCTGGCATAGCTACTTCTGCTACTCCACTGTATTTGTTAGCATAGAGTACTTTACCAGTAGTAGTACGGGTATTCTCTGTGGGTACCTGTAGTGACTCGTATACTTTATTACTTATTATCTGTTGTTCCATTACTGAAATATTTCTATGATTACACCAGTAGCATTCCCACAGCCATTGTCTAAATAGGTAGATAATTTATAGCCTTCCATATCCGAATGGACATAAGCAGGTTGATATCTTAAATCTCCCGAAGAATCAATGCACTTAATAGTTACATGAGTACCTGTAGAATCAAATACGGCTTCGAATTCCCTTACCTTAATTATTTTTATGGGTCCAGATATAAATTGGCCATCAGGGTATATATATCCCCATTGAAGACAAATGTTTTGGTTCTCTTGAATCTCGGCAATATCTACAGTATCAGGATTACCCGTATCGAAAGTAATGGTAGCCAAGTTTTCTTTTTCTTCATCATATCTATAACTCCAGGTACTTATATACGCTCCAAGGGGTATACCTGTAATAGGATTCATTATAGGCATACCTCCAAAATTGAAAAGGGCCAAATATGGTTGGCCCATTCCCTTATACAATATAGGTTTCTGTTTAGCTGCCATAAGTCGGTATTCTTATTAGGGTTCCCATTTCTAATTCCTTAAAAGGATTCAGTATCTTATTAGCTTCAGCTATGATGTACCACTTACCAGAATCACCATAATACCTGAAAGCAATATTTTGTAGGGTTTCCCCATCTTTAACAGTATGTTGAATATCGTTAGGGGATTCTGGTACTATTGGAGGTTTAGCCTCTAAGGAATAATCCCCATCGTTATACTTCAGAGCATAGGCATTATTATATGGGCTAGCTCCCTTTATATATTGGTTAACATCAATCATATTTAATACCTCCTGTCTTTTTAAGTGAATCGGAATTTATAAAATCTCCATAGGATAAGTTATATGCACTTACTCTCTTGAAAATCAATTCTTGAGTTGCTGCTGCAGGCAATAACCTACCATTACCAAAAGTAGCTGGCTTTCCGGGTATCCTTATTCGATAACCGTTCTGAAAGTTCTTCAGAGTATAAGTTGCTGAGGTAAGGATATAATTGTGGTTATCGAATATACCAGAATCCCCCCACTCAATCTTAACAATCGGAGGAGCAGCCTGGTAACCATTAGATTTAGACCATGCCTCTAATAACCTACATTTATTGATTACCTCTTCTGGATTTTCTGGGTCATTACAGTACCAAGACACATTGAATTGAATAATGTCTTCAGCTCCAGTAAAGTGATACATTGGTACATTGCGACCCATTGATTTAATGGTGGCCCATGTGGTTTCTCCTCTAAAATCTATTTCTGGAGGTCTATTCTGTAAGGTAATGTATTGAGTGGGGTTAACAGTCATGTTATATATCCTTACTTCATTCTGATATATAACATCTGCTTTAGCCTCGAAGTTTCTGTAATTAGTAGTATTCTTATTCCCCTTTGCTGGGTCTACTCCTTCACCTTCTTCTAACCTTGGGAATTGTAATTCCATTCTCCATTTAGCCTGGAGTTGTTTATTTAGAATAGGGTTCTTAGACGATATTTGAGCTTCTCCGATTACCCCATTTGGGTTATAGAGTTTACCCTTTTGAGAATCATCCTTTGGAAGAGTAGAGATAGTTCGATTGAGTAATATCCGAGCTCTCCATAATTTATTTAGGGGACCAGTAAGAACACCTGCCGTATCTCTTGTAAGGTCATTGTACTTTTCAACAATTTTACCTGCTGCTTTATTTAATACTCTAGCCATAGTGTTTTAGTTTTATATTCCCATTACAAATGCAGCTCCAGTAAAATCTTGTTGAGAACCTGGAGCATAATCTCCAACTGCTTGACCATCTACTGAGATATTGATACGAGAATCTCTCATACCTTCTTTAATAGCTAACCTAACAGCATTAATAAATCTCTCTTCATTCTGAGCCCTGATAGTAGTTGGGTCTTCTTTCTCTTTATTCTGAGCTTCAGTATTCCTATCTACTGAATTACTAAGGTAACTAATAACCTCGATTAATAAAGGAAGACCTACAGTAATTGTTAATCCCCAAGGTCCACCGAGTAATCCCAAGAGTCTACCACCTACTGAAGCTAGCCCTTTTATAGCACCTTGCTTAACTACTTGACTACCTACTTGAGC